TGGGACTTAATGAAGTTCAAAGACTTTGAAGATTCAGAAGCCACAATTGTTGGCTATGAACTAGGTAAAGGTAAGAGGCAAGGCACGCTTGGTAAGTTCATCATGCAAGATGACGAAGGTGTACAGTTCGGCTGCCCACCGGGCAAAGGTTATACCTACAAGGATCTAGCCGCTATGATCGATAACATTAGTGACTTTATAGGTCAGCGTGCTACCTTTACTTATTTTCAACGAACACAGGCAGGTTCTTACAGACACCCGCTATACAAATGTATTAGAAACTATGAATGAAAAAGATGAATTAGCAGAAAGATATTTTGTTATAATAGAAGAAATGGTAAAAGATAAATCATGAGAAAATTAATATGGAAATTATATAATGACAACATGATCAGCGAAGAAGTTGCTCATTTGTTATTAGACAAATACTACGAATAACCTCAATAAAGAGCCAATTGGATGAGAGGGAGCTCATACTGGAAACGGTATGGGCTTTCGTAGGTATGAGAAACTACAAACACGAACTAATAAAGTATTTAAGATATAGAAACCATGTTTACTATGTCGAAGCGCGTGTAGTTGAATTAAGAAACACGATATGTAAACAAGCGTGTAAATACGGTAATGTAGATAATATTACTAGAGAGTTATATTTAAAATATAACAGATATTTATTATTATTAAATCCTTAATATGAATAAAAATGAAGACTTTGTATTATATTATAGCCAAATGTGGTTAGATGAAGTTATAGCTAGTAATGGTTATAAAAATGAACATGAATTATATTATCACACATTGTGTGACAACAGCCCTAAAGATTAAATAGTAATAGGCTAGTGTCACATAGAAATATGAAATATCTTAATGACAACCGCATCGTATATCGAAGGTATTCACCAGATAAACCAACAAAAGAGTATAGTTGGGGATGGTATTATATCGAAGGTACTTATGGGTACTACAGTCTATTTAATACTACAGCTAAAATAACAACTATAAGATCTTTAAAATGGCATTTATTAACTATATGGTATTTAAACCCATCAATGGATAAGACTAAGTTTGATAAAACAGCAGAGATCATCTCTAACAAAGACAATGGTTTTACAACGTTTAATATATCAAACCTTGTATTAAATAGTCTTATAAATGATATATACAAACAAGATCTTGAACAACCACCAAAAAATAAACTACGTAAAATAGTTTTTAAAGATGGTACTGGTTTATCTATATCAGAAAAATTAAGTATTGTAGGTAAACTAATAGGTAGAAAAAATATGATTGATGAAGAGTCAATATATCAATGCATGATAGACTTAAACCATAATGGTAAAAAAATAACTATAGGCCTCATAGCAGGTCTATTAAACTGTTCAAGTAGAACAATACATAGAAATATGAGTCAACAACTAAAAGATGAGAAAGACTTATTGAATGAAAAAGTATAATATAAAAAACTATGTAAGGTATAAAGAGGATGTTAAGCTTTCTATACAGGGTGTAAAACAAAAAAGATTTGTAGATTATACTCCAGAAGAACTTAAAATAATATTTTTACCATTAGTAGAAAACATAGGTAGAAAATTTGCTACTAGTCAAGAAGCCTCAGGTGTTATGTCTATAATGGATATAATACAAGAAGGTAGTGTACAATTGTGTAGAGCTGTAGATAAAATAGACAGAAATAAATTATTTGAATCTGAAGACGTAGAAAAAACTTTAAAATCTTTTCTAGCTAAAAGAATACGTGGTGGAATACGTAGGGAAATAGATAGAAACAGAGGTACAATGCGTATACCTGAGCATAAATTAAATGAAATGCGAAAAGGTAAAGATGAAAAAATGGTTAGAATGTTTTTTAATTCTATATTCTTATCAATAGATGCTAAGCAAGACGATGAAGATATGGTATATCAAATACCTGATAAGTCAGACCCATACAATGAAACTTTACTAAATGCTTATATAATGAGCTTACTAGTTAAACATCTTGAATGGAACGAACTATTTGTTCTTGAAAAAAGCTATGGTTTAACAGGTCCAAAATGGTCTGCTAATGAAATAGCAACAGGATTAAACATAAAAGGTGTGTCAGCTTATGTAAGAGTTTCAGAGCTAAAAAAGCAGGCTGTAGAAAAATTAATAGAAAACGTGGATCACTCGCAAGTGCTTGATTACCTGTAAGTTACCATTGTAAATTAACAAATAAATACGTGATTATAATAGTATGACAATTAACGAAAAATTATCAAAAATCCAAGTTGAGTTTAAATCAAAAAAATCAAGATTTAACTCATTCGGCAAGTACAACTTCCGTTCTGCCGAAGACATTCTCGAAGCAACAAAACCCTTTTTAAAGGAGCTAAAAGTTACAGTTACTGTAGACGAAGAGTTAGTATCATTTGACCCACCAGTTATGCAGGTTACTGCAACAGTTTCTGATGGTAAAGATGAGATAAGCTCTCAAGCTGTAGTAGGTGTAGACTTAGATCAAAAGGGTATGCAAATGCCACAGAGATATGGTGCTGCAAGTTCATATGGTAAAAAGTATGCACTTGGTAATCTGTTCTTGATTGATGACACTCAAGATTCAGATGCAACTAATACACACGGCAAAGCAACTGCCGCTAAACAAACAATGACAAACGAATCACTAGCTAAAGCTAAAGAGTATATCGCAAAAGGCGGTAGCTTATCCGCAATTAAAGCTAAATACGTAGTCTCAAAAAAGCATGAAGAAATGCTAACACTATGAAAAAACAAGAGATAATAGATAAACTTAGGATCGATGAGCATTATTATGGTGACTTTGGTAAACAGTATTTAAGTAATTCAGATATATCTACACTACTTAAAAACCCATTATCTTTAAAAGAACCAAGTAAGACAAATGCCCACTTCTTAGTAGGAGGCTATTTTCACACTGCTATACTAGAACCTGACAAGATTAAAAACTTTAAAATTGTTGATTCAAGTAGCAGAAACACTAAGGTATATAAAGAAATGTCTGGTGGTGAAATGTGCTTGTTACAACACGAGGTTGACAAAGTTGAAGCTCTAGTATCTACACTTATGAATAACAAGGTTTGCAGAGACCTCATCGCAGAAGAAAAAGGCGAATATGAAGTACCTGCTATTACCGAACTCTACGGTCAAATGTGGAAAGGTAAAGCCGATATAGTTAATCATAATGAAAAATTAATAATAGATCTTAAAACCACTTCTGATCTTGACGGCTTTAAATGGAATGCTAAAAAGTATAATTACGATTCACAAGCATACATTTATAGTAAACTGTTTGGATATGAGTTTATATTTATAGCCATTGATAAAAACAGTGGTCAAATAGGCTTATTCGACTGCTCTTCTAACTTTTACAAGTCAGGTGAAGAAAAAGTTGAAAAAGCTTCAGAAGTATATGATCTATTTTATAACACAGAAGAGTTTGACTCTTCACAATATTTTATAAACAAAACCCTATAATATGGCAGGAATAATTAAAGCAAGCATTAACTTAAATGCAATAGACAAATCAAAAATAATAGAAGGTAAGAAAGGAAAGTATTTGCCCATTACAATTACGGTAAATGATGAACCTGACCAGTTTGGTAACCAAGGACCAGTAACAATGGATCAAACCAAAGAGGAAAGAGAAGCTAAAACACCAAAGCAATACTTAGGTAATGTTAAGGTTGTTTGGACTAATGGAACTTTTCCTGATAAAATACCTTATGAAGCTAACGGTCAAGCACCACAGCCACAAAAACAAACACAAGCTGAACCAGATCTACCATTTTAATTAAATTAAATGCAAGTCGAAGAAATAGAGATCAATGGTTTTCAAATTGAAAACTTTAATCAGCACGGCTTAGACGTAGGAAAATCTCAGGGGACTTGTCCCCTGTGTTCCTCTTCTAGGAAACCTGAGAATAGAAAAGCAAAATGTGCTAGCTATGATTGGGAGCGTGGTCTCGGTACTTGCCACAACTGTGATAGCACTTTTCAATTACACACATACAAACGTAAAGGCAAAGCTGAACGTGAATATGTTATGCCTGAAATTAAAAAGGTTGATCTTGTAGTTGATAAAACGCTAGAGTGGTTTAAGACTAGAGGAATATCTAAAGATACACTAGATGAATTAAAAGTTAGTGTTGGTAAAGAATATATGCCTCAAACCGGCAAAGCCGAGAATACTATTCAGTTTAATTATTATGTAGGTGGACAACTTACTAATGTTAAATACAGAGATGGTAGAAAAAACTTTAAGCTTTATAAAGGAGCTGAAAAAGTATTTTATAATATAGATAATATTGTAGGTTATGATTATTGTGTTATTGTTGAAGGTGAGATGGACGTCTTAGCTTTACATGAAGCAGGAATTACAAATGCAATATCAGTTCCAAATGGAGCTACGTTAAACTCAAACAATTTAGACTATCTAGATAATTGTATTGATTATTTTGAGGATAAGTCTAAGATCATTATTGCAGTTGATTCAGACGCACCGGGACAAGCCCTACAGACTGAATTAATACGTAGACTTGGAGCTGAGACTTGTTATCTAGTTACATTTGACGATTGCAAAGATGCTAATGAATATTTATTAAAGTACTCAGCTAAAGAGCTATTGTCACGTATAACAAATGCAAAACCTGTACCGTTAGAAAACGTTACAACATTTAGAGATATAGAAGATGAAATTACGGACTTTGTTAGAAACGGTTTTAAACGTGGGCATACTATTGGCCTTGATAATTTTGATTCAATTTTTAGTACATATACTAAGCAGTTTATTACTGTAACTGGTATACCTAGTTCAGGTAAGTCAGATTTTGTAGATCAAATGGTTGTAGGTTATAATAAAGAATATGAATGGAAAACAGCTTTTGCATCTCCTGAGAACGCACCAACATATTTACATGCACATAAGTTAATGCGTAAAGTATGGGGTGATATGCCTGATAAAGGCGATATTGGCGGAGACAAATGGAATCAAGTAGCTGAACACGTTAATGATAACTTTTTCTTTATTGATATGGAACGTTACACTCTTGAGTCTGTATTACGTAAAGGAGCTGAGCTTGTAAAACGTAAAGGTATTAAATGTTTAGTTATCGATCCATTTAACAAAGTTAGAGATGTTGACTGTAAAACAGAAGACGTTAATAGGTACACAATGGAGTATCTAACTAAGATTGAAACCTTTGCTAAGAAATACGATGTGCTAGTATTTATAGTAGCCCATCCCACTAAAATGTATAAAACGCAAGATGGTAAAATTGAAGAACCAACAATGTACAACATTAAAGGTGGTGGTGAATGGTACGACGCGTCATATCATGGTTTGCTTGTACACAGAGACTATGAAGCTAAAACAACTAAAGTCAAGATACTTAAATGTAAGTTTCAAAACCTCGGGGAAAACGGAGCAGAAGCATTCTTTACGTGGGAACCAAGGTCAGGATGTTTTGTACCTCACGTACAACCTGAATTAGAAGAAAAAATGCCATGGGAATAGGCAAAAAGATAGACTGGAAACCTCCACTATGGGATAAAGCAAACACTAAAGCATACCAATGGTGTATAAAACATGGTATTAAAATATACTCCGTACCTTGCGGTAAAGGTTTTGTAAACAAGACCTGTTGGATAGAGGTAAATGTAAACGGAAGAAAACAATTAAGTCCAAATACTTATGGTCCAACAGAATTATGGCCTAAAGTTATGGAACTATATAAATTTTATTATGATAAAAACGTTCGCAAATAAATTTAGAAATGCTAATGAAGCTTTCCAGTATTGGTATCAATGCGTAGAGCACTATGGTCAAGACTTTGCTGGGACAAAAGCTTTGTTTAATATAGGATTTGAAATGGAGAACCCAGATCAAATGACTATAAATGAATCATGGCGTAACTGGAAAGAAGATTATGCAGAAGCTGAATGGAGATGGTATCTATCAGGTGATAGAAACATAGAGACATTAGGAGAGATATACGGTAAAGTACCTGCTATATGGAAACGTATGGCAGACGATCATGGTGATGTTAACTCTAATTATGGTTGGCAGTGGGAAAGAGGTTACCAGTTAGATAAAGTTATAGAAATGCTAAGACGTGATCCTAACACTAGACAAGCTACAATATCAATTTACGATGGTAAAGAAAGAGGCAGATATAAGTATGATACTCCATGCACGTACGCAATACAATTCACAGTTGTTAATAATCATCTGAATATGTGTGTTACGATGCGATCTAATGATCTCTGGTACGGTTTCTGTAATGATCAATATTGTTTTGCACAATTACAATTATTAGTTGCAGAGGAGACAGATTATGAATTAGGATCTTATTTTCATTTTGCACATAATTTACATTTATATAATAAAGATCTGGGTAAGTTCTTGAGTTCTAAAGAGAAAGGCCCAGCACAATCAAGAGCTGATGAATATGGATGGTAATATAACATACTTTTTATACCACATACCGGGTAAAAAGATAGGTGTAACACGTGATCTTAATAAAAGAGTTACACAACAACAGGGGTATACCCTAGACGAATACGAAGTTCTAGATCAAAGCAATGACATCGATTATATATCGAGCCGCGAGTTAGAACTTCAAAAGTCTTACGGCTATAAAGTCGACCTTAAACCTTATAAACAATTATTTAAAATGAAAGTAAACGCAACCGAACAAACCTCAACATTTCCTGTACCTTTAAACAAACTAAAAGGTAGATTGATGGACTCAATAGGATTAACATGGGAAACAATCCATGGTAAATTTGAAGTAACTAAAGAAACAATAGACTGGATAATGCAAAATGCATCAACATCCATGTTTAATAAGAAAAGATCTTATATATACAATAAAGCTTTCTACGAAGCATTCTTAAATGAAGCTAAAAATGAAGCTCAATTGTTTTATGATCAATTAAAAGATAGACCAGCTAAACAAAACGGTCATGCATGGGTCGATGATGATAGGTTTCAAAAAATTAGAGACTGGGCAGGTTCAAGAGGTTTATACACTAAAGGTGATACTAAAACTCAGTTCTGCAAACTAATGGAAGAAGCTGGTGAGCTTGGTAGAGCAGTGTTAAAAGATGATAAAGATGAATTTGTAGATGCTATAGGTGATATGGTTGTTGTCTTAACTAACATGGCTCATTTAGGCGGAGTAACTATAGAACATTGTATTGATTCAGCATATGATGTTATAAAAAAACGCACCGGTAAAATGGTTAACGGAACATTTGTAAAAGATGACAACACTAGGAATAATAATAGCTAATTTAGCTGCAACATTAATATTAATAATACTATATTACTATGGTAAAGAAAGAGATTAAATTTAGAGACCCTGTTGTTGAAACAGTTGTAGATAAGTTCGTAAGCAGATCAGATGTAGGTTTCAGCAAGTACGGTCAAACACTTGACAAAGAACGTAGAACAGGCGTAAAAGATCTAGCAGGATATCTTAATGATATACAAGAGGAATTAATGGATGCTATATTATATATACAAGCAGCTAGAGATGAACTAGCTGAAGCTAAAGACAAAGTCTACGGCGAGAGTATTAACGGTCTACCATATTATGTCTCGGATATTGCGTCGTAAAAAGCGTGGTCCTGTTAGAGCCAAGAAAAAAATTGTAGATGGTATAGAGTTTAAGTCAGGATTAGAGGCTTACATGTATACGGCTTTAAAAGATGCTGATATACAAGCAGAATATGAGGGGACAACATTTGAATTAGTCCCCTCATTTGTCTCGCCTAATAAAAGCTATGAGCGAACAGGAAACGGAAAAGGAGAATTTAAAGATAGGGGTAATAAAAAAATTCTTAATCTTAAATACACACCTGATTTCATTGGTAATAACTTTGTCATTGAATGTAAGGGTAGAGCCAATGAATCTTTTCCTCTTAGGTGGAAGCTGTTTAAAAAATACATGGCGAAAAATTATCCTACTACAACATTGTATAAACCACAAAATCAAAAAGAATGCGACGAAACCGTGAGCTTAATTCTTGGGAAAAGAAAGATCTAGCTAGACGTAAATACTCTGAAAGACAATTACAAAAGTTTATTGAATGGAGTATAACAAGCAGAGGTTATTTAAAATATAAAGACTTAATAGAGTTTAGTAAAAAATATGATATACATAATTGATAACTTCTTACGAAATAATATTTTAAAAGCACTAAATAAATACTTAGTTAATTTTAAAGAAGTAGATACGGGCGATAAGAAATTTTGGATAATGAATCCACCAGAAGATTTTACTGCTTGGATGTGTGATAAAATATCTGTAATAGAAAATAAAAGAATAGAAAATATATTATCTTTCTTTAGAATAGCTACTGATGAATTAGATACAGACTGGAGAATACATTGTGACTCTATAATAAATGGACAACTACCTTCAAGAGCTATAGTTCTATACATGTCTGAACCTGGTTTAGATGAGTTAAATGGTACTGCTTTGTGGGAACATAAAGAATTAGGTTGTAGTCTACCAGTTGATCAGTTGACTTCAAAAAAATATGATGACTTAATTTTAAATGAGTCTAATAAATTAGACAACTGGAAACTTAATACTGTAATTGGTTATAAAAAAAATAGACTAGTGTCTTATCCATCTAATTATTTTCACAGTAAATATCCTAATAAAAGTTGGGAAAAAGGAAGAAAAGTATTTGTAATGTTTTATAAATGAAAGAACAAAGTTTAATTGAAATGAAAAATAAAATCCAGTCCTTGACTAATGTTATGGAACACATGATACAAGAGCTAGATTATTTAAGAACCGTATCTTTTGGTACGTTAGAAACGATAAAGCAAATGTCAGAATATGATAATGCTTTAGGTAAAGTAAAAGAAAAAGTTAAAGAAGATAAAGAACATGGAGCTATCGAATCAGATACTAAGTGATATTACCGTTTACATGAAGTACGCTAAGTACTTACCAAAATTAAACCGAAGAGAAACATGGCATGAACTTGTTACTAGAAATAAAGACATGCATATTAAAAAGTATCCTGATTTAAAAGACCAGATCGAAGAAACATATAAATTAGTTTATGAAAAGAAAGTTTTACCTTCTATGCGATCGCTACAATTTGGTGGTAAACCTATTGAGATTAGTCCTAATAGGGTATATAATTGCGCATATCTACCTATCGATAGTGTTGATTCGTTTAATGAGATAATGTTTTTATTATTAGGTGGTACTGGTGTAGGTTACTCAGTACAGAAACATCACGTTGACAAACTACCTATGATTAGTAAACCTTATGAAAAAAGAACTAGAAGATTTTTAATAGGTGACTCAATTGAAGGTTGGGCTGATGCTATTAAAGTATTAATGAAATCATATCTTGGTGACAAAAGAAGTTCACGTATAGAGTTTGACTACTCTGATATACGCCCTAAGGGTGCAATGTTAGTAACGTCTGGTGGTAAAGCACCTGGACCTCAACCACTGAAAGAATGTATAGTAAAAATAACAGGAGTCTTAGATTCAAAGGAGGAAACAGATACGCTCTCCACTATAGAAACACACGATATAGTTTGCCATATTGCAGACGCTGTCTTAGCTGGTGGGATTCGTCGAGCAGCTCTTATAAGCTTGTTCTCAGCGGACGACGACGAGATGATCTCAGCGAAGTCTGGAAATTGGTGGGAAACAAACCCACAAAGAGGTAGAGCTAATAACTCTGCTGTACTTATGAGACATAAAATAACTAAAGAGTTTTTTATGGATCTGTGGAAACGTGTAGAACTATCAGGAGCAGGTGAACCTGGAATATATTTTAACAACGACAAAGACTGGGGTACAAACCCTTGTTGTGAAATAGCTTTACGACCATATCAGTTTTGTAACCTATGTGAAGTAAATGCTAGTGATATTGAATCACAAGATGAGTTAAACAACAGAGTGAAAGCAGCTGCGTTTATAGGAACGTTACAAGCTGGATATACGGACTTTCACTACTTAAGAGACGTATGGAAAGAAACAACAGAAAAAGAAGCATTAATAGGAGTGTCGATGACGGGTATAGGATCTGGCAGGGTGTTAGGATACGACATGCAGAAAGCCGCTCAATTAGTAAAACGAGAAAACGCAAGAGTCGCCAAAGCGATTGGGATTAATAATGCTGCAAGATGCACAACCGTGAAGCCTGCAGGGACAACATCTCTGGCGCTAGGAACCTCATCTGGTATTCACGCATGGCACAATGATTATTATCTGCGTAGGATCAGGGTTGGTAAAAACGAAAGTATATACAAATACTTAGTTGAGAACCATCCATTATTGGTTGAAGATGAGTTTTTCAGACCTCATGACACAGCTGTAATTAGTATACCACAGAAAGCTCCGGCTGGATCTATACTTAGAACTGAATCACCTTTTCAATTACTTGAACGTATAAAGAAGGTTGCTACAGAGTGGGTTGCACCTGGTCATAGAAAAGGATCTAACACTCACAATGTTTCTGCTACGGTCAGTTTAAAAGCTGAAGAGTGGGAAGACGCAGGTGAATGGATGTGGGATAACAGAAAACACTATAATGGTTTATCTGTATTACCATTTGATGGTGGAACATATACTCAAGCCCCTTTCGAGGACATTGATGAAGGAACCTACATAAATAGGTTACAACATTTAAAAGATATAAATTTAGAACATGTTATCGAAACTGAAGACAACACTGATCTTAGTGGTGAGCTTGCTTGCGCTGGTGGTGCTTGTGAAATTACTTAATTTTTAAAACAAATATTATGTGTCCATATTGTAATGGCTACTGTGGTAGCTGCTAAATAAAAAAGGGAGGTCTTGCGGCCTCCCTTTTTGGTTACAGGAACTTTGGGTATGGTGCCCAGTTTGTTTGTTCCTTTATCTTTTTCTTACTGTAACTTTTCTTTTCTTTCTATTCCCAGACTTTTGCCTTGCGGTAAGTTTGGGTTTTTTCTTTTTAGTAGTTTTAGTAGACGAGGTTTTTTCTTCTAACGACCAACTAGGCCAACCTAATAACATTGCTACTGATTGCCACCACTCTGTTTCTTCGTTCATAGCAGAGTTTATATTATCAAACTTTTGAAGTACTCTATCTAAAGGTAAATTAGTAGTAGCTGATATAACTTTAGCTGCAGCATCATAAGCAGGGTTATCTAAACTAAACCCTTTATCAAACATTTCTTGTCTACGTTTCTTACTATCAAACAGCCACAACGCTTGTCTCATACGAGATATCTTAGAACTTATTGGTGGAGAAAACTGTAGTAACTTCCAAACAGAATCTACATACTCAGGCCTTGATCTACCTGATCTTTCATATATATCGTATATAAAATTCTTAATAACAGATACTGCTGTTCCTCCCATACCTAGTCCACGTAAAGTAGAATCTAACATACCATTAGCTGTTTTTAAATACTTCTTATTCTTTTCTTCTTCATCATCTCCATCACCAAATCCTAGAGCAAATACAGCTTGTTGTAAAGCATTGAATATAATATTTTGAATTACACCGTAGTATATTATTTTACTTATATTAGTTTTTCTATCACCTCTGCCATTGACTAAATCTTGAAAAGCTCTTTTCTGTATACGAGCATACTGCATAGGTGTATTAGCAAACATAAGTATTAAACGACCAGCGTCACTAGCTTGTTGTTGAGATATTTTATCAGGTCTACTAGACTGCTGGTTTTCCTCAGCAATCTCTCTGAATTCCTGCATAGCCTGCGCTTCAGCATCTTTGAGCTTCATTCCATCTTCGACTAAACTATTTATTCTATTTCTATAAAACGTAGCACCACCCGAAGCTATAGCAAAACTATCTGCATATTGAGTAGGTAAATAACCTTTTTGTAATATGTAATTTAAAACTGCTTTAGCTTTATTCTGTGACGTTTTAGCAGCATCAGCTATTTCACTTTCAGATATATTAATTCTTAAACCATTACGTCTATCCATTAAGAAGTCTGAGTTCATTAGCTTTTTGAAATCACTCCAGTACTGAGGTTGATTAGCAAAAGCTTTACCTGCTTGTATAGGATTATTAAAACTCCAGTTCATAAAGTTTATACTAGATATAGTTTGAAGCACAGCTGATCTCATGTTAAAGAACATTATAGCTCCATTACTAGCATTGATGTAATCGAGTATTTTATTACTTAACCTATTACCACTAGACAATCTGTTCTTACCAGACTTCATTCTACTTAAAACATTTTCTAATGCTTCTCTATACTTAGCTCCATATATAGCTTCTAGCTTATTTAAATTATCTTGATTATATATTTGATCAACATTATTCTGCCATTGCTCTAAGAACTTATCTCTTTTAGTTGTATTAAGTAGATCTAGTAAATCTGTAGTTATAGTACCTACTAACCAGCTTTGCCCTGGCTTACCATATCCATCACCTTTTGTTATAGTTAATATTTGATCTGCAAAAACTTTTAATTGAGGATCATTTTCTACTATATCAGATAATTCTTTTGAATCTGTATCAGATAGTCCAGGTACTTTTTGTCCTGTCTTATTCCATAAGTAAACTCTAACTGCTTGTTCATTAGTAAAACCAGAGTCTGTCTTTTTTCTTAAATTAGCAGGTACATTTAATTTTTTCTTTAAAGCATTAAAGTCTTTCATTAAATTTAACCTAGCAGTAGAAAAATTATCCATCGCTCTAGCATATGGATCTAATACATGTTGCTTGTACCAAGCCATCTGTGCATCACCTAAAGCTCCTTTAGCTAAGGTCTTATATATTAATCCTTGAAAATCTTCAGCTGAATAAGGTATCCAGAATTTACCTTTACCTTTGTTAGCGCCTCTTACTTGAGCTTTAGCTTTAGAATATTTCTTTTGTTTACCTATACCTGTAGTGTTTTCTAACAGCTTATTAAAATCACTATTTAAGTTCTTTGATTCTAACACGTGTGCTTGCTGTACTTTAGACTTAACATCTATGACATCAAGAGCATCTTGAACTGCTTTAACATTTTGATAAGCATCATCTGCAAAGTAGAAATCATTAAACCCTTCAGCTGCTTTATCTATTATCCAATTAGCTTTTGCTTCACCTGATGAATTACCTAATCCTACTATGTTTTCTTTTTTAAATTCTAAACCTTCTGATTTTAAAAATTCATATATAGCTTCTTGAGCTTGCGGTGATCTAGCTGTAAGAACATATAAGTCTTCATTACCTCTAGAGTTTTTAATAGTTTCAGCTACTTTAAACAATGGTCCACGTTTACCTTCTTTTACTATATCAAAGTCAGAAAAATCCATTACAGCTCCTTCTTGAACTAGTCTAGCTCCGTCACTAGCAAATTGTTCTGCTGTTAATTCTCCTTGAGATCCATCTTTTTTAGTGTAAAATACTTTACTATTTGTTTGAGCAAGTGTATCATCAAAATCAAATACTCTTATTTTCTTATTAGTTTTCTTAGTCTTTCTAGCGTTTGCTAAAGCTTCATCTATAGTCTTTGCTTTGCTTAGTATATCTTCAGGACTCATGTTGTCATCAACATTAAGAACTTTAGATTCATTAAGCATTGAAACGTTTTCATTAGCAGACTTTTGTATGTCACTAGCTAGTGGTAAGAAAGCGTCTAACTCTGCCTTAGCATCTTCTATTGACTTACCATTTTCAACTTCAGCAACTAAATTGTTTTGGAAAGCAACTACAGCTGTATTGTTTTTAAGTCTACCAGGCACAGGTAATCCATAATCTTCCATCATAGATTTACCACTAATTAGATTTGTTATAGTATTACCGTTAATACCAGCTTTAGATAATCTTATTATTGGATCATTAAATATACTATAACCAGTAGGTATAGTAGCATCTAACTTAGCCATATCTAATAATTCATCTGAAGCTTTTGATAGCTGAGTCTGTGAATAGTTTTTTCTAATAAAAGGAAATATTTCGTCTACATTTTTATTAACTATAGCTCCTATAAGCGTAGCACCTATTACAGATGCTGGTGGATTATGTTCTTCTCTATATTTCTCTCCTGTTCTTTGTTTCTTAGACTTACCATACTCCATGACATCAGAAACATTATCAAACCTAGCAGCAATTTTTATTAGTCCAGCAGTTGCTTGATATCCTTGAGCAATAAGCAAAGCTGCTAGAGCTGGATTCATTCCCTCTTTCACAGCGTTACCTAATTGTTTAGAAACATCTTCAAGAATATCCATGTTCATATCACTTTGTGGTTTATTCTTGTTAAACTCTTTTCGAGTAATCTTTCCTTTGACCCTTATTCTTTTTGGTTTTTGTTTGTCGTCTCTTGCCTCTGCAGCTTTTAGCGCTGCTATATACGCAGGATCAGTAACACCATAATATAATCTACCTCTTTGTGCAACTAAATTAGTTAACGGTAAACCTTCCTTATCAACCGGTGGCGAAAAAGTTTTATTACCATTTTTATCTATACCTTTTTCTACACCTTTAGCAAACTTCCCATTAGTTAACTTATACCAAACATCTCCTTTAACTGCTTTAATATTATTATCTGCAAGATACATATCTAGCATAGGTACCTTACCAACTCTCATTCTAATAGCACCAGATGAAGCTGGCATAGCTGCTTTAAATACATTAGAACTTAAACCATATTTTACTATAGCTTCTAGTATTGCTATTTGTTTACCTATTCTATTCTCATCATTAACAGTTATCTTAGGTAATCCTAGTATCTTAGCAACATCATTAATAGATCTAGCATTAGAAAGTTTATCATATAATTTTCTTTGCTCTGGTGTTACTTTATTTAAAGACTCAGAGAACATTACTTGAGCTTTACCTTCAGCCAAAGCTTGTGGTATATCTCTACCTCGTTTTTCTAATTCAGCTCTTACTTCTTGATTAGAAAGCATACGCTCTGTTTGAGCTACTAAAGCTTTTATTCTAGCACTAGTATTTCTATCACTTATATTAGGTGTACCAGCTGGAGTAATACCAAATATTTCTTTAAACTGAGATTGAGTTATGTCATTACGTTTTTCTTGAACAGCAAGTCCAGCTTTACTACCTGTAACGGACATTGCTACTCTTTTCGTTTTCTTATATAACTTATCTAATAAAACCTTTTGAACACCAGTTGAAGTACCACTACGGGTTGCACCCTCAGGCATCATCGTCATTAAAGCTTCTACATTTTTGTTGATAAAGTTTTGAGCATTAGCTACATCTCCTTTAGTTAAGTTACCTGTTTTAGGTTTTATACCAAACAACTCTTGAACTTTATCAATAGCTATATTTTTTAAGGTTTTAAAATCTAAATCTGCTATAGGTAAATTATCTATTTCACTTTTAATTTCTTGTACAGCTTGATCTAATGTTTCTTTTTGATCCTCATTAGTAACTAACCTGTTTGCCAATTTAATTCCTCTTTGAGATTGATCTATTTTTTTGTTATCTTCTTTAACTATATCAGCGGTTTCTTCTGCGGCTATATCTTTAGCTTCTGTTATATCATCTGTAAACTCTTGGTCAAATGTATCTGTAGCTAACTTATTAGCCCTTAAATTTAGTCTATTACTTAAGAATTTATCTAAGTCTTGTTTGCTAGGATCAAACTCTTGTTGAATTAACGTACTAGCCATAGTAGTTAAATCATTTTTAAAGTCATCTCTTGTAACACCTTTTCTTAAATCTTCTGGTACTTTGTCATATAATCTTCTAGTTGTAGACTCTATCATACCTCCTATGTCTTGACCAAACTTTGATCTAGTAATATCAGTAACAAAATTACCGTCTTTATCTTTAGCTAGATTCTCGTTTAAAAATCTTGTTCTACCAGATGGTTTAGACATGTCAAAGTCTTTAGACATTTCAGCTAAGCTAGAAGATTCTTTTACTTCTTCTTTCTTTTCGTCGTCATCTATTCTAGCTATGTCATATTTCTTAGCAGACTTTTGAAAACTATTTAAATAACCAAATACATCTTTACCCGTCTGCATTGGAAACAACCAAGCTTGATTAGATGGGTTAAATTTATTAACTAAGGTAGATAAAGTATTTTTAATACCATACATATTGTTTAAGCCAGAAGCTGTTAATACTCCTATGTTTACAAAATCCCCATATAAATTAAGTAATTCTTCAACATTAACTCCTTTATCTGTAGTGTATAATTCTTTTCTAGCATTAAAGTTATCGTACTGTTCTTGAGTTATTTTGTTTAACGCTAATTTTTCTTTCATTAAACCATCAAGCTCTGTTATAGCTGTATTAGCTTGTCCAACTACAACGTTATCTTTAACAATACCAGCTTTTCTATTTTGAATATGTAACAACTCATGCATTGGTGCTACTGCAGCTATCTCAGATTCAGTTATTAAATCTGTGTTAGCCATACCTCGTTTTATGTTTTCTTGAAATATAAATATATCGTTACCAATATTAGCCGCATTAGAACCCTTATCATAAGCAGCTACAACCGCTTTTGCATCAGCATCACTTAACCCTTTTCTTTTTAAACTTTCTATATCGGGTTTGTTTTCTCCTTCATATTTAGTAAAGCCACCATCATTCATAGCTTGATTCATTTCTACAACATCAGTGTAAAAATCATTTAACCCCATATTATGTTCTAGTTGTGCTGGATCGGAATTGTCTTTAGCAGCTTCTTGTCTGTTTCTAGCTTCTCTTGAAAGTAAATCATTACGTCTAGCATCTACTTTTTTATACTCAGCAACTAACTTGTCTCTATTTTTTTTAGTTGCCTTAGATATACCTTGAGCAGCATTAGATCTTATATCTTTTAATAGCTTTCTTTTTTTAGCATTAAGATTAAATAAAGATTTAACCTCAGTGTCGCTCATTCTAGCCAGCTTCTGAGTCTTCATAACGTCCTGCATAGACTCAGCTCTTATAATTGCTCTTTGTCTAGCAACTAATTTCTTTCTTTCTTTTACTGTTATAGGATTTCCTGTGTCGTTTAATTTTTTTCTAATATTAAATAACTCATTTCTTCTTTGTAATGTTTTAGTTCTATCTTTAACAGTTTGAACTTCATCTCTTATTATATTATAAGCATTACCACCCATACCTGGTCCTTGTATAGCTAAAGATGTAAAAGCAGTATTAACTATAAAGTCTTTATTAATACCATCTAATAAGCTTTTATCTTCACCTAGCATTACGATATCGGAAGCGTTGTTGATTAATTCAACTCCCATTTCTTCACCAATTTCTTTAGATAAGTTTAACCCAGTGTTTAAACCAGAGTACATCATCTTTTTAAAAGTGCTAGATCCAGTAACAGGTGCTATTCTTGTAAATTTATTTACGTAACTTAAAGATCCTAGTTTTTCCATGTACATGTCAGACAAACCAGCAATCATAGAAGAAGTTGTTCTTTGCCACTGAGGTATACTTACTTGTCTATTTATTTCACTGATCTGACCAGCTATCATGTCTTTCTCAAATGGTGACTTAGCATTTTCTAACGCGGTATTTAAATCAGCAATCCTCTGTTCACTGTTTAAACTTGCAATTTCTAAATCTGCCATCTTACTACCGTATCCTTGCATAAAGAATAAACCTTGAGAATATTTGCTAGCTTGTAAACTTGCTCTCATAGCAGCTGTTCTGTAAGCTATTGTACCTCTTGCGGCTCCAGTAGATAAACCACCCATTCCACCCATGGGTAAAGTCATTAATGTAGTTAATATAGATGGTGAATTATTAGCAAACATTTGACCCATGTAGGTATCCATGTTGGTCCAACTAGAGTCGTCAAATCTTATATTTTGTATATAGTCTTCATTTAAAGAATCATTAAGTTCTTTATTGTAGTTAGTAGCTAAACCTTTTAACTTACCTGCTTCTTCATACATTAACTCTATCTCTTCGTCAGATGCATCTGTAAACTTATCGGTCATGTAGGTAAGAGCATTACCTACACCTGCTGCAGCACTACCAATCATTTCTGCACCAGAACCTAAAAACCCTTTTTCCAACTGTAAGCCCATCCTCTGTAGGTTACTATAGTTTTTCAAAGCACCTCTAACAGCTAAGTCAACGTCTCCAAAACTAGCGGCTTTATCCATTAGCTCTGTGTTTCTATTTTTTAATATGCTGTAAGTATTTATTAATTCTTCTTCTCTTTGCTGTAGTCCAGCTTCTTTCATTCCGACTTGAGCATCTTTTATACTCTGTACTGCGTTATTATATTCTGCTATAACAGAAGGTGGTGAATCAGCATTAATTCCTTCGTCTTCTAATCTCTGTATAATAACACTAGCCGCGTTAGCTTGTTCAACAAAAGGTTTCATATCCGTTTCTAAAGAACTTACATCAGCTTCGTAATTATTAAAGTCTTCATTGATTTGCTCATTAGCAAAGATAATTTTTTCTTCTGCCTTAATTCTTAAGTCATCTAATTCTTTTTGTGATAAAGAAGATCCTTCACTAAATTGTCCTTCTTCAAAAGCACCATCTTGACCAATCCCGCCCTGTTCTGTCGAACCATATACTTTTGATTGAGAGTAAATACCTGCTGGTACGTACATAGATCCAAAAGCTGTATTTACCTTAACTAAATCTCCTCTTTTGCCATCGTCATTGTAAGCTCTTACGTTGTCTGCATGTCTATCATGTTCTGTTTTATGATCTTGTCTAGCTTTAGCTAATTCATCAACACCAACATAATCTTCTAACATAAACTCAGATGTTCTTCTTCTTTGCTGTGGAGTGTACTCATTGTTTACATAGAACATTTCTTGAGCACCAGCTTTAGCTTCTCTAATAGCATTTTTAACTACGTTTTCTCCTACATAATTTTTAGTCCACTCAAAGTCATAATCTTCTCCTTCTGAATTATGGTATTGTTTCCAATTATTATAAAGATCTTTATCGTTATTAAAAAACTCTTTCATATACAACTTCGCTTGAGCATCGTCATAAAATTTACCATCTGGTTCTATAGTCTCTATTAACTCATCCTCGTCAAGAGTACTAAACCAAACGTCGTCTTCAGCATCTCTATTACTACTGTCTATTCTAGTACTAATGTTTTCATATATAGTTCTACCTAGCTGCTTCTTAGTTCTATCTTCATTTTCATCTATAGTCGCTAAATCCTTACTTAATACCTTTGCGCTAGTGTACTCGTTTCTATACTCTTTTTTTGCTTCTAAGCTAGACAATTTTCTAGCTCTAGCTTGCTCTTCTGCCTCTAACTTCTTTATATTTTCTTTACGTTCTTTAGCTTCTTTATCTAATTTAGCTTGTAATTCTGGATCTGATACTACTACTTCTTCTTTAACCTCTTCAACTGGTGTGTTGTCTATAATCTTAGCTTTACCTCTCCATCTTTTAACGTACTCGTCTACATCGCCGTGCATTTTAAAAACGTCAGTGTAAGAATATGACTTTACAGACCCATCAGGTTGTTCTATTTCTACACGTTTATATTTAGTGTTACGACCACCATATGTTTCATTTTCAAACTTTTCTGCTTCTAATTCTTTAGCTTTAGATTTTTTACTTTCTTCATATGCTGTATCTGCTTCTTTAGCTAACTTTAACTTTTCAGCTCGTTCATTAGCAGCAGCAACTAACTTATCCTCATACAAAGTGTTTTGTAAATTATTTATGTCTGACTCTACTAGTTCTTCTGCAGTAGGTTCTGCTACCTCTTCAGTTACTTCTGTAGTCTCTTCTCCGCCTTCAGGTTGAGCTACACCAGCTTGATTGTCAGGTTGTGCTTCATCTCCTGCGATTTCGAAACCTTCTGGTAACCAGTCTGGACTATTAGATTCTTGAGATTTTTTTCCTTCGTCAACAATTTCAAATCCTTCAGGTAACCAATCATGTTCATTTCCCATAAATACTTATTTAAGTTTTTGTTATAGTATAACCATTACTCAATGTGATTTTATCACCTGGTTTAGCGGCAGCTATTTTCTTTTTGTCTTCATCGGTTGGTACAAACTTAGGTTGGTTATTTTTAAAGTGATCAATAGTTTCTTGATTCTTAAATATTTGACCAAGATACATTGTGTTTAAATTATCATGACCTTCGTTTCCTGTGAAATAATCTATAGAAAAACCACGACTATTACCAGTACCATAAACCATTCCAACTTCACCAGGTCTTTGTGGATCTACATCAACCATCTCTCCATCTGCATTTTCTTCTTTACCAGCACCAACCCAATAATCTTGAGCTCCATGGCCTTTAGTATAAGGCGCGTTGTTTAATGTTTCAACAATTTGTTCAGCTGTAGGTTCACCGTTTTGATACAATGTAGTTATTGTTTTCATACCCTCATCATATTTAGATTGACCTTGAACTATTTCATTTTTAATAGTAGCTGAATAAGGAAGACCTTTTTCTTCTTTTACATCTGGCTTTTCTGGCTTAGGTGCATTTTCAATACTAAAGTAATTACCTTTAATGCTATTTAAACCTGGAGTATTTTTATTTAAAGTATCATTAGCTATCCATTTTTTTGCAGCATCTTCTTGAGCAGCAGCCATAGCTTCATTTTTAGGATCATCTGGTTCACCTACCTGTTCACCCCATCTGCTATTAACAAAATCATTTAAAGTAACTCCAGCGTCTCTCATAGCTTGACCACTATCACTGTTATAGTATTCTGTTAAAGAATAACCATCTTCTCCATCATCTGGTATCACATCTTGGAAATAACTAGTCATTACATCTGAATTACTAATTATACTATCCATACCTGGGCTTTCTAGTAAAGTATTCATAGCTAACTCAGGATCTGTTATTTCTCTAGTTTTATATATCTTACCGTCTTTTGTTTCTGAAGTTGTTTTAATATATGTTTCATCTACTATATCATCAACATTTAAAGCTTTATTAAATAACTGTTGTTCCATAGCTGATATATCTTGAACCTTACTATATAGTCCATCACCAGTAGCGGCCTTAGCCATTAACTCAGAACCATTTAACATTGCACCTTTCTTAGTAACGTTACCATCTTCATCTACAGTATCTGGTGTATAGTAATATATAACACCACCTCTTTCTACTACTTGTACGTTACCACCTTCCATCATGGTGTTTAATACTTGTTGACTTTCTTGAGAACTAACAGAACTTATAGAACCAGGCGCACCTGTTTGAATTTTAGAATCATCTCTATAATTAGACACTTGACCAGCTAGATAAGCTGCTTGATTTTTAAATTGTTTAGATAAACCTTCTATTCTAGTCAATGCTAAATTACCTTCACGTCTACTTATGCTACCATTTTGCATAGCATTTTTTATTTGAAAGTATTCATCTACTTTATCGTTCCAAAAACCTACAATATTTTCATCAAGTTGAGCATCACCAGTACTACCAAAAGTATTAGCTTTTTCATTCATAGCCATCTCTTCGTCATCTCTTTTTTCTTGAAGAGCTGCTTGTTCTTTTTTCTGACGTATAGTATTCTCCGATATTGTATTAGCAGTTTTTGCTGCTGAGTTTGTAATTTCTTTTGCGCCCTTTATGAATGCATCAAAACTTTTATCTATAATTCTTTGTGGTTTAGCGTAACTCATTATTTAATAATTTAAAATTAAGGTGGTGTTGTTCCTGTTGATGATTTTCCTGTACCAAAACCTCCAGCTATTATACCAGCTCCATTTGCTATTGAGGTTCCAATACCCATTATCGCCGCATTTCTAGCAGCGTCAGCATCTGCAGCATTTTGTCTAGCATTATCAATTAAACCAGCAGTACGATCTAGTTTTTTCTCATGCCATTGTATAGCATCTCTCTGTTCCATTTCATCACCTTTAGCTCTCATCATATCTATTTTCTGAGCTCCTTCAGCTTTAAGTTTATCTACGTTAGCTTGACCTTCAGCAGCCATTTTTTTGTTTTGAGTTTCTTGAGCATTGATAGTAGATGCAATACCTCTTTTACTTTTTAAAGCCATTTGAGCTAAAGCAGTAGCACCAGCAGCACCCATGCCTTGTTCTTGCATCATGTCTAAGCTATTGGCTAAAGCTATGTCAGCTTCTTCAGCTTGTATCTTAGCAGCTTCGGTAGATACAGTTAAATTAGCATATGGATTATTTAAGTTTTCAAATTGATTTTGTAAATTTTCATATGGATTTTTAAATGCAGGTCTACTAGCCTCCATTGCTTCTAACTGTTGTTGCAGTTGATCAGCTTGTGATGTTGCGGCGTCTCTAGCATTTTTAGCTTTGCTAGCTCCTATAGCACTAGTGGTTGCTCCTGCCGCTGCTGCAATACCACCTGCTATTAATACTCCTGTTGCTACTCCCATATTCTTTATTTTAAAATTTTTGTTATTTCGTAGGATGGTGTATCATCTACATGATAACCTAGTTCTTTGTGTTTATCTATTAATGCTTTTGTTCTACCTATACTAAATATATATTTATATCCCCAGTCTTTTATAATTTTCTCAACAGTCTTTATCAAGCATGTTATAGCTAAGTCTCTGTCATTTTCTTTATATTCTGGATTAGATATTATCCATTCAAGCAAAACTGCCTTAGAGTTAGTTATATAAACAAACCCTGCAACTATCATTACATTATCTTTATAAACAACAAACCCACCAGTTCCATTGTCTGGTAAAAAGTCTTTTTCGATAGGTGGCCATTTCCATGCTCTCCACCAATCAGCTAGAATCTCATAATCAGATTCTGTTAATTTTCTTATATTCATATTTAATTACATTGAAGACACATTGTACCTTAACCCAACGGTGTATAGTTCTTTAAAACCACCTGGATCTGTACTAGTATCTGTACTCATTTTTACTTCTGAGAAGAAACCTTTTATACCACTCATTTGATCACCAAATTGTATTTCACCTGGCATAGCGTTACTATTATTAACTAGATTAGCAACGTATCTATTTTCTTTTCTATCAAACCCAGCGTGCAATAAAGGCGGATTTAAAGGGCTAGCTGTTGCTCCTGTATTACCAGCACCATCATATTGTCCCTCATAATAACTTCTTATTAAGTTAGTAGTATCATAGTATAGTTTCCAAGTTCCTAATGGTACTCCACCAGACCATTCTTTATCAAAGCCGGTTTCGTCAGATGATATAGCAACTACTTTCCAACCACTATTTCCTTCATAATCTATTGTTAAAAAGTTTTTCTGGACAGAAGGGTTTGGATTTGCTATGAAAGTAACAGTAGATGGATTATCAACCGAGTAGAAATTACCTCTATTAACGTTGTTAGAGTACTGTATCCATAAACCAGAATATCCTAAGTTGCCAGCATTTGGCAATGCAAAACTTTTATTGTAAGTAGTATATACTTTACCTTTTAAACTACCTAATTGTTCAAACCTGTATGTATAAAAGCTAGTCCAACCTTTAGTTAACTCATCAAAACCTAAAGTATAAAATGTATCATCTTCTTGATCTTTACTTTTATTATTATACTGTAAAGATAAAACATATTGTTTGTTGTATATATCCCATCCACCTTTTATATAGCTTCTACTATAATAAATAACCTTTAACTCTCCTGATGGGTATGTTCCACTAGCTAAAGATACAGTTCTATCTAATTGTATTTGTACAGGATAACCTGTAACAGGTACTGCTGGATTTAAGTCTATTTCAGTTATATAACCTAAACCAATACCAGTACCATCTTCAATAACATAACCACCTAATGCTAACTCACCTAGTAATTGTGGTGTTGAATTTTCAACACAGAAGAAACTTTCGCCTTGTACTATTTTAGCTTTTTCAAAACTAAGTTTAAACTCATTTACTATATTGTCTTCAAGTGTTTCTAAATTATCTCTAAACCAATCACGCATACCGTATTCTGATATTTCAGTAATACCATCATGTGACAATCTTAATATAGCGCTTCTATTTCTATCAGCAAAATATTTTCTAAAACCATATATAGAAAAGCTTTCTGGATTTCTACTAATACCATATTCACCTGCGTAAGGAACTATTTGACCTATAACAGCATTTTGAGTAGTAACGGTACCACCACCTTCAGCAGAGTATATAGCGTCTTTATCTATCAAAGCTCTATTACATTTATTTTCCTGGAGTACTAATAAGTTGTTTTCTTCAGCATATAATTTTTGTATACTACCGTTGTCTGGATTTGCTGATTTAGTTATTTGATCACCAATAGGAAACTCATTAGTTCTATTAACACCTGTTCTAGAATTAAAAACACCAGAATATATTAATGCAGCAAACCTGTCTTGTTGAACCGGTTCTTCTCTATCCAAAAAAGCTCTAGCGCCATAATCCATAGGTGTATTATTAAAACCACCTTTAATGTACATGTCTTCTAAATAAAAGTTTTCTATAGTAACAGATCTATTATCAGGTATTGTCGTGTCAGCACCTGGATACTCTGTAGTTATATTAAAAGTTTGTGGAGAAGCGTATACATTACTCAATGGAAAAACACCACGTCTAGGTGACGTACCACTTCCACCAGGAATTACTGGCTTTGTTGCTAAGTCTTCTGTATTATTTTTAGCTGTCTCTGGTGTAAGTACTCTCTTTAACCACAAGGAGTTATAATATTCTACTTCTATAATTGCTGCCATAATATAGTATCACTTATTTATTTTAAAAATTAAGATATAATGGTTAAATTTATTTCACTAATAGTGGTTTTTAAACCTGAACCATTCATATCTGTAACGCATATTCTTAAAGGTAATGGGTTAACACTTAATGGCTCACCACCAGCGTCTTTAACATCATCTATTTGTAGTATCTTACCGTTGAGTTGAGGTGGGAAATTTGGATTACTATAATTAGCAATCTCTAAACCTTGATGTTTTGAAAAGAAATCATAATAAGTTCCAGCACTAGGATCTCTAACTTCAATAGTCCAATTTAATTCTTCAAAAGCTTGAGGAGTATTAGCATTATTGCTTCCGTTATTAGCGCCTAAAGTTCCACATATAGTATTATTTGACCAAGAACCAGCAGTTGGAACTGCACCTTCTCTAGTTTCGTTTATACCACTGTTGTTTATTACAGAAATATTTGGATTATTAGGTTCACCATAATTACTATTTGGAGCTTGATTTCTCAATGTGAATGATAAAGGAAATTCATAAGTGTTTTCTAAAGGATTACTTATAGAACATTCAAATACAAAATTAAGAAAATTGTTTACTAAAGTTTGTGAATAGAATAAGTTTCCTCTAGGATCTAAACTAATACCAAATTGACTAGCGCTTAATGAAGCATCTACTTTTGTATTAGCAACACCAGCTTGAGTATATAAAGTTATAGGAGTATTACTACCATCAGTTGGATAAGACACTGTTCCATCTTGGTTTGTTATATTTTTTAAAACACAATTACTAAAACTAGCAGGTGGTATTATTCCAGCTGAATTATTTCTAACTGTAAATACTAATAACCTTAGACTAGATATAGAACCTGTTATATTTAAACTTTCATTCCAAGGAGAAGATCCTGTACTTAAATCAAACACTACGTCATCAGCACCTAGTATAGCTTCGTTAAGATCTTCTATTAAACCTGTAGTTCCAGTTTCCCAAAATATCTCTAGTGCAGATTTAGTTGGGTTGGTTTCATAAGCTGAAAAAACTAAAGGTTCAACGCTGTCTGGTAAAGCAGTCTCTGCATCTCTACCTAACTTAAATACATTTTCAATGTTAGCTGATGGTGGATCAGACTGTGCTTCATATAAACCAGCTGTAGTAGCATCTGTATTTAAAGCAAAGAAGTTTCCAACAGCTCTTACTTTCATATCTCTTCTACCTGGAAATATAGGAATATTTTGATTTGCAGATGTATAGTACAAACCTGTAGGCGTATAGCCTTCTTGTATGGCTACCCTAGGATACAAAGTTGTATCACTAGGAGAATATTGTTGTTGAACAGGCGTTGTTTCTAGTAATCCAGGTGGAACTTTATTAGCGTTATCAGTTAATAAAGTAGTAACATTTATCATGTTTTTACTAGACTTTGTAAAAAATTCTGTGTTTGGGGTAGCAGCAAAAGAAGTAGAAGGTGAGTATGTAAAATTATCATTATTTAAAATATTAGTAATAGTATACTCAGTTCCTGAAATAGTAAAATTCATACCTTCTAATAACAAGAATGTTTTAGGTTCTGCTGCTGGATTTACTGCCGTATTGTTAACAACACCAACGCCACTAACTCCAGTTACATCTAATTTAAAAGGTTTTATTATAGGAGCTCCATTTAATATACTAGGAAGATAAACATTGTAATATTCTTGTTCAGTTTGTTTTACTACAACTTTATAAGAATAAAAACCTAATTTATTTCTTTCTAATATAGTAACCGTATCAGTAGCAGCTGGCTGTACAAAACTATAAGAAGCGTTATTTGCTACCCATAATATATTATTAGTTAAATCTATAGCTCCTATTTCAAATTCATATCTCGTCCCTGATAAAGTGTAAGAAACGTAATTGCCAACAGAAGCTAAACTTATATCACCTATAGCAGGGTTGAATCTTAAAGAGTTTAAATTGTTTATATTAATTCCTCCTGAGCTAGCAAATTCTAATGCTGTTTTTACATTACTATATAAACCAGGATAACCATCATTACTAGTTATAACGTTAGGTATAGTATTTGCAAAAAGAATTTTAAGAGAATCACCAGGCCAATCAACAATACCTGCTCTAGGATTCTGTGAAGCGGGAACAGAAGCTGTTGAAGTTAATTTTTCTGTTACACTATCGAAGTAAGGTGTATATACTGTAGATCCACCAAAAACTATAGGATTGTTAGCAAATGGTCCTGTTTTTTCCTCATAACTTCTATCTCTGACTGATGATAAAATAACATCTGAAGACCTACCGTATTTATCTTGTAACACAATACCAACTTGATATGTTCTATTTTGTTTTAAAGTATGATTAGGATAAGCTATGTCACTAGCATTGTATTGTTTAAACGCAGGTGTAAACTTAGCACTAACTCCAACTAGGTAATCTAACGTTAGTGGAGAAGTATGCGCATCTATAAAATTTCCATATATTATTCTATTACCTGCAGAAGCCTGTGTAGCTGCTCTAATAGGAACTTTATCATAAACTCTACTTATAACACTGTCAGGTAGAACTTTTATAGGTCTTCTACTTTGGTACTTGTAAGAAATAAATTTTGTAGTTACTGAATTATAATCTTGAATATCTAATGTTTCTACAACTTTTAATGCTAGCGCTGTAGACTCTTTATATACTATATCTATCTCACTAACTTTAAGTTTATTTCCTAATTCATTAGCGGGGCATGGTAGTGGTATATCTAAAGCGACTTCAGTTATTTCATTAGTCAAAAACTCTACTATAGTATTTTCTCCTGCTTGCTGTTCTTGACTTAAGAAATCATTTAAACTAGCTTTCTGTTTATTAGCACCAATAGTCTTTTGAAAATATCCACCTTGCTTTGGTATAAATACATTTTGAGTAAAAGGAGATAATAAAGAATATTCATTATTGTCGAATTTAAACCTATAAGAAAACCTTACAAACTTATCATCTAAAAAAGCCGGATCACCAGGAAAATCTTGTTTAAAAAATTTATTTGGCAATTTAAAAGATATCTGATCACCAGTAGCTATTCCATATTCTGCATTTAACCCAGCAAAAGTAGCGTCAAAAGCTCCATCTCTAAGACTAGTATATCTACTAGTTGCTATGTTTAAAACACCAGGACCTCCACTAATTCCAGGTGCTGCAAGAATTAAAGCTGCAACAACATAATCTGTATCTGGTATTTTAGGATGTGTCATCCTTACGTAAGCATCTTGAGGATTTACTGGTGATGATGCTGTGTTTGTTGGGAAAGCATTTACAGTTCTAAATGGTGTAAAAGTACCAATTGCAGTACTTGCCGGAGGTTGATTCCAAGCAGACCAATAAGCAGGTGCACCAGTATTATCATTGTTAGGTTTACTTCTAGTTCCAAAATAAAATAAACTTGGTATCAAGCTAGAGCATGTAGCTGAGGAATCAACAAACTGTGTTGCTGGACCAAGTTGGTTTGTCACCGTTAGTTTAAATTGGTCATAATCGTCCCAAGCTCTACTAATATCTTTAGCGTTTTGAGAGAATAAAACAATTTTAAACTTATAAGTGCTTAAAACTGGATCAGCTTCATCCCATGCTGGGAACTTAGTATTATTTAAAGCTCTATCTATAAATAATAAGTATTTTCTATTAGAGTTACCAGGTGTATTATCAGCGCTATCAAAAGGAGCTGGTAAAAAACCCGCATCTAAAGCTAGTCCAGCGTTAGTTGGGTTATAACCATCTTGTTGAAAAAAAGCTACTTTAAATTCAAACCTATCTCCATTACTATCTTCTACATATCCTTTACTGCCTATGTTGTCTATAAACTCATCTATAACGTCTTGGCTAGGATTATCTTCTAATATAAAATAATCGTACCAAGCGTCATAACCAGAAGCGCCTAAAGGTGATACTCTTTTATCTAAGTCTTGCTTAACATAAACGCAATTAGTTAATGTGTACTCCCTCTTTATCTTTATAGGATTATAAGGATAATACTTAGCTACAGATATATCTTCTTCTTTTATGTAGTAGTTTACACTTGATCGAGCTTTAGTAACATTTATTTGTCGTGGTTGATTTCTATTATCAGTCCAAAACAAAAGATCCTCTATTAAATCTACATGATTAATAGGACTATTTTCCGAGAAGTTTAAAAAGGAACCAGTAACTAAGACTTGTGAGTTACCTGTTTTTGTATTTGTTTCCACTATAGAACAGTATGCTAAAGGACCTGCAGGATTGTCTAGTTTAGTAGCAGAATTATCTTTGTAATTAGTTACAAAAGTATATATATAATCTTGATCTTCATTTATGTACCAACCTATTATAAAAAATCTAGTATCTATAGTAGCACCAGGATATTGTAGGGCACTAATGAACTCATTTCCTAGTATGTTTTCTAACGCACCAACATCAGCTCCTTCAGATCTTGAAACAGCTACGTTAACAGCGTCTCTATACTCGCGTGGAGACACAAGTCTAGAGTCCAGATCCTTTTGCATTTTAGAATCTGTAAAAGAGTGTTTATAGGTTTGTTGCATTTAATTAATGTTTAATCCACTTAGACTGATTTCTAAAAGTCTGTGTTAATGTTTCTAAATTAAAATCTTGTAATCTTATTTTAGCATTTCTAGTTTTAGCGTATTTTTCTCTCTTGTATAGCTGTATCATGTTTGGATCAGAAAATCTTCTAACAGATAGAATATTATACATTATAGAAGCGTACATAGCATCTTCAACTACTTTAGGTATTCTAGTGTCATCATCATATGCTAAACCATCAGAAACATATTCTAATACAATACACCTGTTAGCTAAACTACTGCTAAACGAAAACCTACCAGTTCTTTCATTTAAACTGTACCAACCATTTTCTTGTGAAGTACTTGGATTTAAACCATATCTTTGGCCATATGCTTGTTTCCACCAAACGTAGTCAAATACACCTGTAGCATTGTAAGCATCATAGTCTCCTGTTATTTCATTAGAAGTAGCTTTTTTCCACCTTTGCTCTATTAACGATTGATCTGCATCTATGTTATTAGCAAAAGAGTCTTGTGTAGGTATACCTTTATTATCTTGTATTGGTAAATCATATGGGTTGCCACTCAATCCATTTAAGGGATATATAGGGTGCATTACGCCTGAGCTGTCAGCCCACGACAACGCCACTTGATTCACGAAATCTTGAGGTATAGGAACAGAAAGGTTAGGTGGTATAGTTAATTCTTGAGACTTTATTACTTTTAAAACGTCGTAACTTAATTCTTGTAAAACTCTTTTAGCATGAAATATAACGTCATTACGTTTTACTCTTTGTAGTATTTTATCTTCACCTACATAAGCAAACATAAAATTATCTATAATATCATTTAGTGGAGTCCAACTATATCCACCATAATTAGCATTAATAGCAGCTGGCATTAGTTGACACATTACTACACCGCCTGTTATACCAGCACTAGCTGGTGGCATTTCTATAGTATTGGCAGTAGGATCTGAAACTTTAAATTGATCTTCATTTATTTTAGTAAAAACCAATGGAGCTCCTGTTCCGTGATATATTTCAAAATTTGAAGCTGATGCTATCCTAGTCCAGTTAGACGGTGCTACTTGTGGTTCTCCAAAAGCACTGACTAATTCAGTATTGTAATTTGAAAATGTAAATGATTTAACCCCAGCACCAGCAGAGTTATCAATGATTTTTTGACCAGAGTAATATTGTGCGTTATCTTCTTTTATAAGTCCCATGTTTTACATTTTTTCTTTTTGATCTTGTACTGCAGCTGCTTGAGAAGCCATTTGTGTAATTTCACTATCTCTAATAACAACACCAGCATAAGCTAATATTTTTAATATAACCTCCGTTTGGTCTACATCTGATATTTCAAAATCAACTGAAGCAACTCCAGGATCGTAAATATATGCACCAACACTATTTACAGTGTACGCCCAATTAACTACGTTAGGTACTCTTACATAAAATATATCATATCTTTGTATGGGTGCTGTAGGGCTTGTAGCTGTTTGAGGAAATACGTTTATAGTAGGTCCAGTCTGATAGTAAACAGGATAACTAGAACTTGATTGAGCTATAGTAGATCTTTGAGCTAAAGTAAATTCATGAGGGGTAACTTCTTGTAATTCCACAGGTGTTTTAGAACCATCTTTATAAGTTATAAATCCTAACCTATGTAGACTAGGTGTTAAACCTGTTAGTACACCAGTACCTCCTACACCTATACTTAGTTGAGACGTAGTTTCAAACACGGATATTTTCTCTCTTAAAGATTTTACTCTATCAGAGTATTCACTACTATTTTCAGGTGATCTTAAAAAAACATTTAGATCTTCAAAGTAACTTTCAAAAATCTCCAGTTGAACTTGATTAGCTAAGTTGTTAAACTCGTAAGGTGTAATGTAACCTCTTTGTTCTTTGTTTAATATACTTAACACCGTTTGATACACGGTATTAACATTTATACTGTTAAATCCTGGCATAGTTTTTATTTAAAAAAAAGGCGGCCGCATAGCCGCCTTATTTAGTATCACTTGTTATTTTATTTTTTTCTCTATAGATTTATAAACCTCAAGTCCTTCATCAGTTTTAAACCAAGCAGCTATAGCTGAATAAGCGTTTTCGTCGAAACCTACTGTTAGTAGTTTTCTACCGTTGCTAGCCCAAGAAAAAGTTCTTTGATCTTCTGCTAACTTAATTATTCTTTGTTCAGTAGCTTTAATAGCAAAGTTTCTTAATATTAAATTATCATCTTCTGCTAAATCTAAAAATAGTTGAGGATTTCTTTTAGCGAAAACAACAACGTCTCTTCTTATTTCTTTAGAAGATAATTTAGTAACATCAGAACCTACTTCTACTCTAAGCACTGCCTCCGCTTCATCAATCTCCATTTCGTAAGCTAAGTTCATAGCTTCAATCTCTGTTTCTAAATGATCAAAGTGATCTTCAGCTTCTTCAGCTGCATCGAACTCTGAAAATATAATATCTTTATGAGGATGTACATTTAAAAACTCTTGTAGATTTCTTTTTTCTTTAGGTACTAATAAGTGGCCATTGTGAAAAACTACATGAGCTAAAGTAACTTCACCTTTTTGTTCATCTACATAAGGTGTTTGTTGATTACTTGCGTATCTTAATTCTCTTTGATAACCTAAGTTTTCATCAAAATGTAGAAGTGGATATCTACGTGAATGTCTACTAGGTATAGTCATTGTTAATGGGTTTTTACCATTAACTAAATAATAATTTCTATCTTTATACTCCCATTTAACTGGAGCTTTTTTTTCTTTTGTTTCCATAATATATAATAAAATTAAAAAGTCCCCACCGAAGTGGGGATAACTTTTTGTATTAGCTTAAATCAACGTCTTCTACTGTAGCTAAGTTAAAGAACTTAACTTCAGGTTGCTCGTTTTCATTTTGTGAAGCTTCATTAATAGCCTCAGCTAGATCAGCACATAGCTGTTCTTTAGTAGATGCAGGTGCATTTGAAACTGTAACTGTCCACTCTTTTGTATCAGTACTATCCCAAAGGTTAGTAACTAATTTACATTGAGTAGCTGAAACAGGTTCAACACACGCGATGTTATCTACTGGTATCATTTGATAAGGGTTTGTATCACTTCCTTCAAAAGTTGCTAAATCAGCAGCGACTAAAGTTATAACAACGTCAGTCGTTCCACCGATAACACTTTGATCAAAAGTTAAAGTGTCACCAGCTTTATAACCATCACCTGCTGTAGCAACAGATGCAACAGTAACTGTATTACCAGCGATTGTTAAATCTACTACACCTGATGTACCTAATCCATCAGTTGTAAAAGCAGTTGCAGTAGCAACTTGGTTAGTCGCGTCTGTACTGTTAGTTGTTATTGAAGTAGTTAAAGACCCCGTACCTGTTAACATTGGTCTACCTGGATTCAATGATAAAGGTATTTTTATATAATTTGCCATAATGTTAATTATTTCGGAGTACCAGCTGAGATAGAGAAGTTATCAGCTTGATAATCTTCTAAGTCAGCAGCAGCTGCAGTAGCAGCACCCTCTAGTTCAAAAATTGGATTAGACGCAGGATTCTGATTAGATTCAAGGATTAGATCTTTGAAGTTCTCTATATCTTGCGCTGTAACGACAGCTGTTCCACCGCCATTTGCATAGTAGCTTATTGTTGTAATTATAACATTTGCACCACCTGCAGGTATTGTAGAATAAATATCTATATGTTCGTTTGAACCGCTTACCGCAGCATCATACGCACCATCAACATTTACAATACCATATCTTGGTTCATTGCTATTTCCAACAGAAGCTCCTTTAATTGGAATTCTTATTAAGTTTGCCATGTTAAGTATTATTTAAGATTTATAAAAGGAGGGCTTTCACCCTCCATTATTTTTATGCTCCTGTAAACAATACAAAATTGTTAGCAGCTTGAGTAACTAAACATCTTTCAGATAAGAAGTTAACTCTCATTGTATCTAAGTCAGAAGTGTAAGCACCACCAACAGATCCAGTGATCCAAGCTTTGAATCTTCTATCTTCAGTTTCAGACGCTCTATATCTTACGTGTAAGAAAGGTCTTCTGATGTTAGATCCTAACATTTGATCGTATACTGTAGATGTTCCAGCAGGAATCATCACACCATCAATTTGCTTAGATAAACCACGAGTAGATGCATCATTCAGATATTTCCAGTCTGTTTTGTAGAAGTCATAAGAACCTCTTCTAAAACCTGTAAATCCAAAGTTTAACGCCATTTCTTTCTCGTTGTCAAATAAACCGTATGAAGCAGCAGCAGCTGAAGCAAACGATCCATTCATAGCAGCAACCATATCATCAAAATCTAAAGCAGTTTGTCTAGATAAGAAAAGCATGTTTTCTTCAATAGCACCCTGCTTATCAAGATTCTTAAGAATTTCGTCAAAATCTGCAATTGCTCCAGAACCAGGTCCAGCAGCACCAGCAAATCCAGAGAATACATTACCTCTTGATTCGATAGCAGCAAATAAACCTTCAGTTCCTTTGATGTTTTGTGTTCCACCAGCAGGTCCAAATTGACCACCAAAAGCTGTAGCAGCATGTGACCAAAGTTCACCTTCAACCATTGCCATCTCTAAGTAATCTTCGTATCTTAGTCTAGTTTCAGACTCAGCTTTTAAATACCATAGGTATCCAGAAGTTCCGTCTTCAGTAGCAACTTCAATCCAACCAATTTGAGCAGCATCAGATCCACTTAGCTCGTAATTATCTTTAATGATAATTGGAGAGTTAGTGAAAGTAGATACAGCTGGTTCGATAGCGCCTTTCATTCCTTCACTTCCTTTTGGAAATTCAGAACCATAGACGAATAGACTACATTTTGCACCACCAGCAGTTAAAGCAGCAGGTACAGTTTCGTAACATTCAGCAACTAAACCATTAAGTGTACCACCAGTAACATTAGTTACTAAAAATTTAGCAGTACTTAAACCTGTTGCGTTATCAGAAACCAAAATTGTAGCTCCAGTTCTAACAGCTCCTTGTGTAGCTCCAGCAGGTAAAGTAATAGTAATGTCATATTGAGGTGCTCCACCACCAGCGACAGCAACAGCTACATTGTTATAAGCAATATGTAATCTGTTTTGCTCAGACCAAACAACTTGATCAGATGTCATTGGCATTTCAGCTCCAACCATTCTCAAGAAACCAGATAAAGTTCTGTTTCCGTATCTTTCTACCTCTTGTTCGTAAAGCTCAGGTAGATATTGTTGAGCCCATTGTCCACCAGCAACGCTGTTGAAATCAATGTAATTGTCCTGTACAACAACTCTATTTTGTGCAGGAACGATTTTTGCGGGAAAACTCCCGCCTGGTACTAACGCCATTTTATTTGTTTTTTATTTATGTTCTTTTTTTAATTTTCAACTTAGTAGAATCTGAACCAGTGATTGCTCTAACCTTCCAGCCATTAGGTAATGATTCACCTGTATTACCGGATCTAGGTTCACTATTAATGTTTTTAGACTTAGCAACAATATCTTTAGTAGCATCAGCTTTGCCTTGCTCATAAAAATGTTCTGCTATTCTATCTGCATTTCTAGCAGCATAAATGGCTTTATGATAACCATCGATATCATTAATTCTTCCATCTTTGTCCATGAACTTAGATATGAATTTACCGACATCAGCTTGTTTATCAACCATTTCATTAGGATTTGAGATTTTATACCTAAACTTTTTATCTCCAACTTCAAAATTGAAACCTTCAAATTGCTCTTGAAAATAGTTATTAGTTGTTTGTAAAAATTCTTCTCTCCTAGTCTGTATGTTAGATTGCTCTTCGTTGTATCTATTGAAAAAGTCCATAGCTTTTTTCTGCTCATTAGTAACTGACGGCCTCAACTTGATTTCATCATAATAATTACTTTTCATTTTTTCGAGAAAAGTTTTGGCTTTTGCAACTTCTTCTTTATATTTCAGCTTTTGCTTCTTTATAAATCTTTCTTCATCAACCTCTTCATCAAATGTAAAATTATCTTCCATTACGAAACTAACTTCATCATCCGATAAGTGTGGTTTAGTTTTTTTATAATATTCTCTTACTAATAAAGTATCATCATACTTCGTGTAGTCTTTATTTAATGTAACATAATCTTCGACAGATCCACCAGTGTCCTCCATGAACTTAACTAATTTTTCTATATTTTCTGGTAATTGTCTTCCTAAAACCTTTTCATCTCTAATAGCATCTTTAACTTCTTGCTCTTTTTTAGCTACTTCTTTAGGTTTTTCATTTATTACTGTTACTTCCTCCTGTGCTTTGGCAGGTTCTTCTGGTTGTGTTTCAGGTTGTTTAATTTCTTCAACTTCAACTTTGGGTTGTTCTTTTGTTTCTGAAACGGGTTGTTCTTTTGACTGTTCTTGAACGGCATCTTTTTTAGGTTTTAAATCGACTTTGCTTATGTTATCTATTTTTCCTAGATTTCTAGGTTTTGGTTTGGTTCTTTTAGAAGGCATTTTAAATGAACCTTCTTCTGTTACTTTTTCTTTTGCCATGATATAATATAATATAAATTAATAATTAAGATTGATTCAATATACTTTGAAGCGGATCTTCTAAATCATCTTGTACCGCTGGATTTTCAAAATCTATCGCATCACCTTGTTTTTGTTTTTGATTAGCAATTGCACTTTGTTGTGTGCCTATAATTCTTGCTCGTTTATCTTTACGTTCTTCAATATCTTTTTCTCTTTCCTGTTCTCTATTAACCTTTTGTTGCCCTAGCTGCATATTGTAGTTAAACTCTAACTCCATTAACTGTCTTTTTATTTGTGCTTCGGCTTCCATCTTTTCTATCGCAAATTGGCTTTTTGCTTTTTCAATCTTAACCTCAGTATCTGCTATAGCTTCTCGTTTCTGTGCTTCTGCTAATGCAGCTGCTTGTTGAGATTCTGTGTTGGCTTGAGCCTGTGCTTGAATATTTGCTTGTTGAGCAGCTTGTGCCGCTTCAGCAGCTTTCTTACGTTTAAGCTTAATCATTTGATTAGCTAACTTAAGGTTATTTATCTGCCTAATATCTATCGCATCTTCAAGATTTATACTACCACTTTGTAATGCAGCTTGTATGTTTTGTTCTAGTTGTTCTTTTTCTAATTCATCAGGAACTAAACTTAAGTATAAACCATAATCATATAAATGCATGTTAACCATATCATCTAATTGACCAACGTTCCAAGTTGATATACTATTTTTAAGAGCTTCATTAGTTAATTCAAACTCAATGCTATCGGATGTTCTATTAACTATATTCTCACACGTTCTAACAGTAAGATATAAATAAGAATTTAATATATGCTTAGTAGCTGTGTTAGAATTAGCTGCTGCTAGCTTTTGTAAACCTACTAATGAGTCTGAGTTAGGCATACTACCATCTCTAGCTTCATTTAATCCGGTTACATCTCTAATCATTTGTAAATAGTACTGGTAAGTAGATATAAGAGATTGTACTTTTTGACCACCAGAACTAGATTGTAATTCTTGTATAGGCATTCTACCAGGATTAGGATCACCTTCTGTTGTCATTGATCTACCTAATATACTACCAGTTTGGAAATACATATTTAAAGCTTCTTGTGGATTGTATCTAGTGCCATTACCTAGATCAACCTCTGCTAAACCGTCAACATCCATATAAACACCATCAGGTATTAACTTAGATATTACTTGTTGTATTTTTAAATGAGTTAACTGTATCATATCAGCAAAACCCATCATTCTACTTACTAAGCTTTCTATTCTACCCATATATAATTTAGGAGCGCATATGGTATAATTCATATTAACCTTAACTAAATTAGACTTAGGCCTAGTCATATTTTTACAAAGTTCCCATTTTAAAAGTTCATCGTAACCTAAAATTTTAGCACCACTATATAGTACTTCTATAGATCTATTAACTTTATCAAAGTTGTCATTTGCTTCTGGATCAAATGTATCTGGTTTTTCTAAAGACTTTTCTAAACCTGTTGCGGTTTTCTTTATTTTAAAAGTTTGATTACTATATGTTTTATATTCAAAATATAATACATATATAGCATTACCGTCATTACGACCGTTCCAATTATAAAGAAAATTACTATTACCTTGATACCTTTGGATCCTCTCCATGTCAGCATCTGTTAAGTGTGGAAATTCTTTTTTTATTTCTGCTAACGTAATATTTTTAACTTCTCCTACATACCACATGTCTTCAAAGTTAGGATCTTCTGTATAAGAATAAACCATCCTTGCTGGATCTACATAATCGACCGTAACACCCTCTGCTCTATTCCAGTTTGTTTTAACTGCACCCATCCCTAACACAACTAAATCTTCTATTACTCTACGCTTAGTTAAATAATATTTGTTAAATTCTAAAGTATTTGTAATAGCTTCTTCACATGCTATTTCACTAGCTTGTTTATAGCTTAGTTGCATATGTAAATCTAATTCTTCTTGATTTTCAGGTAATTCTTCTGGTTGCTCAGTGTTAAATAAATCTAAACCAATATCACCTTTAAGAATATTTAAAAACTTTTGTGCTTGAATATCTCTTAAAATATCTTCTGCGTACTTAGATCTTTGTTTTCTTGATTCTGGATCTTGAGCAAAAGCTTTAACATCATACAGCTTATCATCCATACCATTTACAACAATATCTACAAACTTAGGTATAATTGGTACAGGTTTCCAGTCTAGATTTAAGTAAGATAAATCTCCATTTATTGCTAATTCATCTTTATACTTCTGCACAGGTTGTTCAGCTCTAGAATAAAGTCTACGCATCCTAAAGTTATTGTAATTAGTATTAAACCTGTTTTCAACTCCAGATCTAGTCCCACTAAACCAATCCCCTTCTATAGCCCATGCTACTTTTTTACCATATTCCCATGTCTCTTTGACTGCATCAGGTACTACCTGATCTGGAAATGAACTATTATTGTTTGTGTAAATCTGCATTTATTATATTATTTGTGAAATAGATCCTGTGTTATTATATTTTTTAAAAGTAAGCGACATAGGTTGTTTAGTAATTTCCATGTTTGGTCTGTATCTATTCTTATTACAAGCCATAAGAGCTAGTCCAGAACTAATAGAAGCATCATGCTTTGTTCTATTATTTATATTGAACTTAGCCCAATCACTTAATGTTTCTTGAAAATACATGTCACCATTTCCGTCTTCAATTCTACCTACGTAATTCTCTATGTAATGTTCTATTGCCGCAGCGTGTGCTTGTTTAATATCTTCACTAGAGTTAGGTATTCCACCTATTTCTTTTTCAGCTACTGATAATTTATTCCACACTTTATCTGGCCTATTCATACTAAAACCTCTGTATCCTCTACGTTTAAAGTAATACAATAGTCTAGGTTTATTATTTTCTGCTAGTATAGGCATACCATAAAAATGACAAGCCATTAATACGTCTTCAAAAAATATTTCTGCCGTTTGTGGTCTTGATATGTATTCTAAAAAAAAGTGATTTGGCGGCACATCTTCCATTGAAAACTTAGTTAATCCATGTAGTGCGCCTTTAGATCCTTTACCATCAACAGTTCCTGATATATCGTAACTATCACAGCCAAACGCTCCAATATGCTCATTACCAGGGTACTTAATACCATTCTTTACTATTACACTGTTTTGTAAGTTTTTAGGTGGAACCCATGATATTAAAAATCTACCGTCTTTATTAGGATAAAATGTAACATTAGTATCAATCATACCGTTGTTCCAGCCAAAATTTCCTCTTGTAACAGATTTTTCATTAGCCATTTCTTCATTATAATCTATCTGCTCGTATATCTTAGTTAAATTGAATAAGGTGTTTTTGTTTTCATCTCTGAAAGCGTGTTGTTCAGTTCTAGGAAATTGTCTATAATATTCATTTAAACCATCACTATCGTTTCTTAATCCATCAACCTCGTTTTCCCAGTGCTCGATGACTCCAATATCAATTGGCGCACCATCAATTCCGAGGATTTTATTTTTTGGCGTAATGAATACAGGTGATCCAAAAGAATCCATGAATCCTTCGTAGTTCCATTCCATAGGGATGAAAAGAGAATAGAGTCCGCTACTTGTTTGTCCGTTTCTATTTCTTTTTGTAACGTCTGAATTATAATATAATTTCTTGAAGTTGTCTCCACCTTTATCTAATGCATTTGAAGTTGAGCCCATCATACATTTACCTACGATCCTACGTCCTAGTCTTAATGTAGTTTTTGTAACTCTCCAGTTGTTTAATATGTTGTCAGGTCTTTCCCATTTACCACTTTCATCATGGGCTAATAGCTTTAACTTTTCACCATCGTAAGAGTTATCACCTGTATTTTTCCAATCTATAGTCGTGTCAAGACCTTGTAATTCTTTTAACTTAACATTGTCATCTAGTTTACGTCTAGTAAGTTTTGAAGCTGGGACTCTATATGCCAGTTCGGTCTTAGGACGATCCATACCATCCTGGATCGGTTTGAAGAAAAACGGATAGTTAACGGATATCGGGACAACTTTATCTGTGAACATTTTCTTAGCATCTGATCCAGTTTTTGAAAGGATGCCGAATCTTGCATCACTAGATATTGTGGCTTGGTTAACGAGTTCAGCTGAGGACATAAAGGAGAAACCAGACCGTCTGTTTTTAAGGTAACACATTCCATAACATCTATCATCTGCCTTGCATGCTTCCCAAAATATGAAGAAGAGTCTATTTGACTCTCTATAATCGGGAGCTCCGACGTCGATCTTTGACCATTGCAAATACATGTAATGAGTACCAGTAATATAAGTGGCCACACCACCATTATAGAACCAATAACCCAGCTCTCTTCGTTTAAATTCTTCATCTATATAATCAAACCATTTTTCTTTAAAATCTGTAGGATATTCATCCCAATCAAACCTACTCTTAATTTTTGCTAATTCTTTTGGGTAGGGTTGTTTTTGCCAGAACTGTTCCTTCTTGCTTTCGCTTCGTTTAAACGGTTCACGTTCTGCTGGTAAAGCAATACGGAGGTTTTGAACTTCAATGATCTTTCCAATTTTTCCACTTCTACTTATACAAACAAAGTCGTAATCAGAGTTATAACCATACTCCCACTTATTATATCTATTATTGGTAGACATGATTTTTTTATTAACCACGTCATCAACTTCTTTCCATAGTGTTTGTTCATAACTCATTTGCTACGCCCTTCTGCAAAACCTTTAAATACTCTTTCTTCTTTAGTATCTTTAGGTTTTTCAATTAATCTTAGTTCTTCTTCTTCTATTCTAGTTAATATTTCAAAAGCATCAAATATAGCTAGCTTTTTAGTAGCGGCAGCATTTTTAAGTCTGTCAGCGCTTACGTCGTCGTCTGAGTCTACGATCTTTTCTTTAGCCACCTTAATAAGTTCCTCAACCGCCTTTTGCCCAGCTTGGATTATTTTCTTCTTCGTTTCCTTTGTGTTCATGAGTTAAAGCTATATCATTAGATTTCATACAATAAAGACGTTCATCGTCAATAATAAATTCAAATTCGGAGTTTGGTGTAAATATCACAAGTGCTCCAGGTTTCAATCCTACATCCTCTAAGGACTTATTAGAATATTTTAGTATACCAAAGTGGTGTTGCTCTCTACCTATACTTAGAAATGATTTATCTTTTATAGGTTTTACAAAGCAGTAGTTTAAATGACATTTTAAATTATACATGTATATCTGATCTAAACTACAGAAATATAAGTCTTCTTTAAAGTACGTTGAACCGTTTCGTTCTTTACCTTTTTGATCATACCATCTTCTAAATATGTTATGATGTACATAGACTATATCACCAGTTCTTACGTCAGTATCGAAAGCAGATGGTGTAGAAACAACTACTGCTTTCTTACTAACAAATTTATGATCTTCAATATTACTATTAACAATAAGATCGTTATCACCAATTTTTCTTGTATTGTTATATCGATCATTGTAAGGTTTTATTAAAAAATTATATAAAGTTCTCATTCATACTTAAGATCAAATTCTACCGCTATAGCCATATTACGATTAAATTTTTTCCAAGGTAAAACTTCTTTATTTTTTTTTATATATATTAAATAATCTCCATCTCCTTGGTCACCAATTATATCGCAAATAGTATGTCCTCCATAAACTTCTTGACCAACCGAATAATGCATAGCATCATTTTTGTAATCAGAACCTATACTTATTTTTCTTATTACATTAGACATTTTGCAACTCTTCTTCTTTTATATCTTCATAACTACCATCTTCAAGATTAATATTAACTTGTCCATATTCTTTTTCAAGATCTTGTTTGTAGTTGTTTATCTCCTCATTCAATTGAGCTAGATTATGTAATAACTGGTGTTTCTGAGATTCAAGATAACCTATTTCATTTAGTAATTGATTGGTTTTAGTAGCTTGATCTTTAATTTTACTTAATTGTTCTTCTTTAATCTTATTCATTTTATTTAATTTGATTTGTATTGTTTTTTATATAATCACTTGTTTTTTAGAATTTTTCTGTAGCATTAACCTTAGCTAGTATGAAGCTGCCAGTAGGATAATTAAAAGCGTTAAGTTGTATACCAAAAGCGTTAGATGTGCCAGTACTAGTTGTTAAAGTTCCTTTGCCTTCGTTTGAAGATGAAGCTGCTCCTGTAATTAAAGAACCTTGATCATAAGTACCTGTAGCTCTCATTTCACAAACGCCTACAAATTGTACAGCTGTTAAATCTAAAGTATTTAAAGTAACATTGTATGTAAAACCTAAACAGCAATCACCGCTAGCACTATATGAACTACCATCTCCAGCGACCATAGTGTTTTGACCTGCTTCTATTCTGTTGTCATTAATACCGGTTCTAGGTGTTACCCAAGAAAACTGGAATATAAAAGATCCAGCTGTTGATTGAGTAGTAAACATATCTCCAGATTTCATTATGCCTTTATTACCTTTTATACCATCAATCCAAGCCATATTGTTTTCCTGTGTTCTATCAAATACAGTTTCACCAGAATTAAAAGTTGGTGAAATTGTTGAACTACTTGCAAAACTAGTAATAGTATCTCTATTTATAGAACCGTATACGTGGAATTTTTGAAATGACATATATTTATATTAAGCAGATTCAGTGTGTTGTAGTTGTATTGGAATGTTTCTATCTGGTGGAGTAAGCTCTAAGTATTGCCAAGCAGGAAGCGTAGAACCTTGTAGAACTGGACCAGAGTTTCCAGTGGTTATAGAACTGCTAATGCTATCATCTAACATACCAGCTTGCTCAAAATTCGTAGATATTTTACAGAAAAAACCTTGCACAACTGTCAAAGATGTTCCAGACGAATTAGTATTAGGTGCTACAAAACCGTTCCAATTACCCATAAAAGCAATAACCATTCTTGTAGTTCCTTCAGTTGAACTATTGTTTCCTCTTATGGTAAGACCTATACCTCTATCTTGATCGTCAGTAGCATAAGCATTTTGTATATAACCATCAAAAGTTGAAAAGTAATCGCTACTATCATCATTGCATTGCATTACATAATAGCCATTTTGCTCATCATTATTTACGCCAGATATTTCAGGACATCTTACTCTTTGATATATATCACCGTATGAAGGTATAGGAGGACAGTGACTTAACCTTCCTCTAGTATTACTAGACGTGTCTGTCTGTATATATATCATTTCCACACTTTGAGAATTAGTCCAATTTGTTCCACTATATATCTCAATTAAACCCCAATCGCTATTAAATACAGTATCACCTTCGACCATGTCTACCATGTCATTAATTTCTTTTAATGTTTTAACGCCATATGTATAAGGTAAATCTTGATAACTCATGTTAGTATACTTCTGATTTGTTAAATAATAAAGCTGTGCAACCTGTCCACTGTTCTGTCAGACTTATAGGTATATCAGTATCTCTTGAAAGAATTCTTCCTACTTGACCAGCTGCATTAGCTTGAGTTATACAAACACCTCTACTAAAAGGAACTGTTCCAACATTATCCGTATCATAAAATAATGGTTCTCCATATTCTACTGTACTTGATGTATTGTCTCTTAATGCTGGTGTTACGCCTGCGACTATTACAGAGGTATAGTTAGCAGAAAAATCTTCATCATTATAAGCAGCTGTAGTTTCTAAAACTATTCCCAATGAAGTATCATTAGAACTAGGTGAGCTTGAAACTTTCTGTATACAAGCTCTTACATTAGCTAAGCCGCTGCCTGTTCCAGCTGAGCTAGCAGATATTCTACATGGTTCGCCTGGAATAAAGTTGTGAGTTGAAACATTTAAAGCTAAAGCAATACCATCGCCAAACCAATGGTTATAACCATATATTTTATAGTTAGTTAGTAATCTATGAGCAACCATATTAACTGTACCACCACCGTCGTTGACTATAGTATAAGGCATTCTGCATATTACTGTATCTAAATCTTGTAGTATATCATCCCATGGAATTGTTGTAGCTGGACTGAATATATCGTTCCAGTCTACTAAACCGTAGGTAGTTCCTCCTTCTTGTCCAAATGTATAACCCATTTTATTTTATAAACCAATTATTAGTAGATCCATATATGAATTCAAAATATGTATTAACTGCTGGTACTGGCAACCAGTTAGTACTTCTATCAACTTTGTCTATTAAATCACCAGCTGTAGGTGTAATAACTCTTAATTGATCAGTCTGTGCGTTTTGTGAAGAATACTTAACACCAACTAAATCTCCTACTGAAGGAGAAGAAGGTAACGTTATTACAACAATACCTGTAACATCGCATATAATAAAGTCACCAGCTACAGCGGTATATGAAGCAGTTTTAGTAGTTGGTGTTAAACCACCACCACCACTACCACCTGTTGATGCTATTGTTATTTCTGAAGCACTATTTCTAGTTAACGTTATGTTAGCACCTGCTGTAAGTTGAACCGCTGAATCGTCAGTTCCACTTGTTGAATCAAGATTAAGAGACACGTTACCACCTGGACCTAAAACTGCAGTGGCATTGAAATCATATGTATCACCAGCCGAAGGCATTGTAACAGTTTTAACATTTGCAGCTGTAACATGACCTGTGCCATTTGTTGTAACTGTGTCTATAACAGTAAAAGTACCACCACCACCTGGAGAAGCAGAACTAGTTGTATCTGTTCTTGTTGTGTTGTCATGTTTTATTTCAACCTGCTTGGCTAGTGGTGCACTAGATGTAGTGGTTATATATGTACCTCCAGCAATATCTAAAGTATCTCCATTTGCTATAGCATTGTCAGAACCTGCGTCTGCTGCCTGTGTCCATGATGTAGATGCAGCTGCAGCTATAGCATAAGTATTAGCAGCAACATTAGTTATAGTTACATTAGCTCCTGGTGTAAGAACAGTATTACCTGCTGGTGTACCTGTTAGTGTTTGTAATTCTATTTTACATTGAGTACCAGCACCAGTACTATTGACTAATTGATAAGTGGTATTAGTATCTGTAGCATCTAAAGTTATATTATCACCACTTACACCTATAGCCATATTAGTACCTGCAACTAGTTTTATAGCACTACTTACGCCACCACCTGCGGCAGTTAAATCTATATCAGCATCATTAGAATTCTGGCTTGTAGATAAAGTATATGAAAAATTAGTATCTGTACCTGTTAAAGCTACTTGTTGACTACCCGCTATATATGATGCAACTACAGAACCACCACCTACTATTCTAAGACCCGTAGCATCTGTTGCTGTAAATTCCGTTGATCCAGCACCGTTTTTAATTGGCAAAGAAGTATCATTAGTATCTGTAGCATCAATCTTTAACTCTGAATCACTTTGTCTTGTTATTGTTACATTTGTTCCACCGGTAAATGTTAAAGAACCTGAAGCACCACCATATGTATAACCAGTTGGCTGTGTAAAGTCTAAAGTAGGGTTTAATGTTGTTGCGCCTAACCCTATTGAATATGTTGGCCAATTAAGTATACCTTCAACGTCAGATACTAAAAATTGAACATTATCTGGACCTCCAGAATTATCGTAACCTACAAAGTAAGTACTTGCTCTAGCAGGAGTAAATGAACCACCGGGTGCTGTAAATCCTGAAAACTTTATATTTGCCATATTAAGGTGCTATTTCGCTTTTCATTAAATTTGTTAAACCTGTCTCTTGAGCTATAAAAGGATATAGACTATTGTTCTCAGGTATTATAAAAAATGTTTCTGGAGGTGTAACTCCTCCACCGTCTACCTGCTTCCACCAAGGTATAGCATTGACATTGCCTTGAGTGGTAGGCATTAGTAAAGAGCTATTATTTCTAAATCACTATCACTACCAGCAGCGCTTGTCCAAGCAACAACTTTCTTAACCAATATTGGTAGAAATGTTCCAGCTTTAACACCTATAAAATTAGCTGTGTGAGCTGGTCCAGAAGTAGCATATAAATTACCAGATTCCATAACTACCGATAGTTCAGTTAAATCTGCTGTAACATATAAACTAGCTCCTCTAACATCTGTGTCTGGTAAATTAGTCTCTGTTACAAAAGCTGAAAATCCAGTTCCAGTACCTGAAGTTGCACTTTGACTATATGATGTACCTATAGTACCACCTTTACCGTAAGGTTGAGAACCTGAAGCAGTAGAGTTAGGTACTAGCATAACACCAGTGACTACTCCTTCAATAGCTTCTGTTACTTTTAAATCACAAGCTACAGTAGCTAGTGTAATAATATCTCCTGCATTGTGTCCTGTTCCACCTGCGTTTATTTCTACTTTACTAACTGAGTCTAAAGCCACCGGTATAGCATCATGCCCAAATACCCTAGCTTGTGCAGCCCAATTACCTTGTACACTTGTACTTGCCATCGTTTTTAATTTTTAATTTTTGTTATTTTTTCAGCACCTCTAGATCCAAAGTATGCTACATATACTGTAAGTAGTAAGGCTTCTAATAATGAAACCCAACCTTCTTTTATTTCTAATAGTATAGTTGAATCTAATACTATAAATATTGTCATAGCTAAAGTAAGAAATATAAGCGTCATAGGTCTTGTGTTCTTACTTAGCCATGAATCACTCTTCATATCACTAGCCCATCTCTCTGAGATATTATTCATCTCAGCTATGTCTTGTTCTAAAAGTTTCATAGCCATTTCCTTATCAGCGGCTTTAATACTTTTATCATTTGTTATAAGATTTTTTACTATACCATATGCACCATTATCTGGCAATATATCTCCTACAGCATTTAAAATCTTAGGTGCTTTGTTTTTAAGAAAAGCACCTATCTTTGTATCTTTGAATTTTTTCTTATTCTTTGAGTTAGTTTTCATCTAGCGGGTTTGGATTAGTTTTAACATAGTCACTATCATCAAATTTCCATGTATAACCACCTTTTTCATAAATAGCCATATCATCTAACTTCTTTTGTTGTTCTGGTGTTGAGATATCGTATTGCCTTTGTAATTTCCACTGAATATAGTCTTTACTATTATAACCCCATCTTTGTCTAGCATCTGTATCAGTAAAATTTCTATCTTCTGTATTCATCTTCCACAAGCCTTTCATGTTGTTAGGTGTTTTTACAATTGTCTTTTTATCTGTAGATTTCACCTTATCCCCTTCCGCTGCTATCTTTTTTTCAGCATCACTAACACCTATAATGTTTGATTCATCATCCTGTCTTGGTGAATACCACTTTTTCATAGATGGACCAAAGTCTTCACTCATATTTACCTCGTCAGAGTCAGCCCCGCTTTTAGTTCCAATCTCGTTAAAGCCTGGTGATTGATAATGTTTTGGTTTTATCTCTAAAGTATTAGGATCTTTCTTAGCTCCAGCTTCATACGCTGGTTTTTCGTATGGTAAGTTTTTGTCAGCTTCATTAAAACCTGGTGCGTTTCTATCATGAAATTTACCTTTGTATGTAACACCTGCTGGACCATAATCTAATTCAGGTTTACCATTTTTATCTTTCTTAAGCATAGACTTTAGATGTTCACCTTCATGATGTCTAGCTGTTTCTCTAGTTTCTGAATCGTGATCATTCTTATTGTATATTATACTAAAGTTTTTATTAGCTCTAGCAACAGGTTGAGGTGAGCTATCTTTCTGATTATCATACTGGAAAGCTACCTCATACTGTGGTACGTTATCTATTCTAAATGGTGCTTGTAATTTAAAACCCATTAGTCTGTTTTAAAAGCTAATAACATTTCTCTTAACCCCATACCAAACGCAATACCAGAATACAACGCGTGTCCTTCTAATAATAACATTGATCCTACAATTGCACAAGCAATAGCTTTTGAAAGTGGGTGATTAATTAACATTTTCATCTTTTCCATAATAATTATTTTAACATTTCCATCTTTTCCTAGCAGCTTTACCTCTAGGACCTGTCCAACTTCTTGATCTAGCACAAAACGACTTTCTACGTTTAGCTGCTTTACTACCACGCTTAACTTTGCCTGTTACAGCAGTTTTAAGTTTACTGCCTGGATTATTTTTTCTATATCTTTTAACTCCTTTGCTGGTCATACCAGCTCCTTCTTTTGTAGATAAAAAGTTTCTATTTTTACCTTTAGTAGTCTTTCTAACTTTCTTTCCTTTTTTCCTACCGAAATTTAATTTCTTCTTGCCGTAAGCTGCTGGAGCTCCACAATCTTCCCCAGTCTCTACATTTTTCCAGTCTTCTTTCTTAAACCAATCTCTTAATGTAGCACCAGGCTTTCTAGCGGATTTAACATTTGACTTGCTACTACGCTTTTGCTTGCCTTGATTAGCTGCTGATTTCTTAGCATTAACTACCTTGTTCTTCTCAGCTGTACTCATGCTGGCTATTTTAGCTTTTGGTAAACAAACTTTTCTAGTAGCCATTATTTCTTTTTATTACGACATTGAACTAATTGGCCAGAAGCGTAAGCGCTTGGCCATACTTTTACTCTTGCTTTTACTTTGTGATAGCAAGCGTCTTTTTTACCTTTCTTCTTTTTAGCTTTACTTCTTTTTCTTGCCATCTGTTAACTCTTTATCGATTTGTCTGCACCAGTCTCTAAGCTCCTTAACCTCACTTTCTAATCTATTAATATGGTCTGTGTGCCAATCTTGTTTTAAATCATACTCTATTCTATCTATAACAGCTTCAGGTAAAGCTTTAGCATCTGATATATCATCTTGTAAGGTAAAATACATACCTACAAAAGAAGCGGTTATTACTATTATACTTACTATGGTTTTAAGATCTATCTTAAATTCCGTTCCTTCAGAGATTTTTATACTCATTAGTTGCATCAAATGATGGGCATGCTTTGTTAGCAAAATCCCTGTGTGAATGTATTGTAGCTTCAGGATACATTGCCTTAAGTGTTCTTAGCACTGCTAGCAAACTATCTTCTTGTTCTTCTGTTCTAGTATCTTTCGGGGTCTTACCATCAACTTCAACGCCTCCGCAATAACAAATTCCGATTGAGTTTCTATTCTGACCCTTCGTGTGCGCCCCGATTTTAGCTATATCTCTACCTTTATATATATCACCATGTAGGTCAATATAGAAATGATAGCCTATGTCACTCCAACCTCTACCGTCAACGTGCCAACTTCTTATAGTATCTACAGAAATATTTTGGCCTTCTCTAGTAGCAGAGCAATGTACGATAATCTTATTTATTTGTCTCATTTTAAATCTCTTCTTTGAGATGGAAAACTTCTATTGAGCATATTCTCTCTGATTTCAGCTGCGTTCATATTTTCAGTTTCATCAAGATCAGTTGGTTTATAATTGACACTGTTATTTTTTCTTCTTAATGCTTCTGCCGCTTCTTTTTCTTTTTGCTCTAATATATCTTTTTGCGCTGCTTTATATTTTTCGTTTTTTTCAACAAGTTCTTTAGGAGGTTTTGGTAAATCAACCCCAGTAGATCCTTTGTTCTCTTTATCTTCGCCGCCTGGTGCTGCCATTGGTCCATGAAATTGTTTCAATGGATTTCTAACTTTAAGCATGTTTGAGTGCATACGACTTAAATCTTTTCTTTTAGCCATTATCTTTATTTTTTAACTTCCACCATCTATGAGCAGTATACCCAATAGTTACTAAAAGTAAAGTTATTTTTAATACAGGCTCTAACCAATCAAAACTTGCGATCGTGAAAGAAGTTATATTAAAACAATATAACTTTAAATCATCGATGCCCATTATTTATTTGCGTTGAGAGCTGCGTTTCCTTTATATTCTATGTTGTCAAACCTTACTGTTGACGCGATAAATGGATTTCTAGAAACCATTGTTCTAGTTCCTAGTGGTTTACATCCACATTTTAATTTTTTACCTGCTGGTGCTTGATATTCTCCGTAACTTGGCATAACTATTTGTTTAATTTGTTTAACATATTTGTATTAATATAATTACATTATTATATTATTATTTACCCATTCTTGCTTTTTGTTTTGCTGTAGCTCCTGCACCTCCACCCAGTCGTTTATAATTAGCTATTTTACCAGCAATTTTAGTAGCAGCTGTTTCTGACTTACCTTCTTTTTTTAATTTACTAACTAAACCTTTAAAACTACCTGGTTGATCGTACTCTGCTTTCCCTCTAGTACCTTTACTTGTTTGTCTAGCAAATTTCTTACTAAGGCGTTTAGCTTTTCTAGTACCACCTAAAGCTGTTTTAGTTTTTGTTTTTCCTTTTTTATTTGTCTTAGAATATGTTACAGTATTAGGGGTTTCAGCTTTTTTTCTTTGCCCAAAATCACCTTGATTATCCATTTTAATAACCTGATTATTTTCCATCTCTCCCTTTTTCATTTCATCTCCACCAAGCATACGTTTTTTAGTTGTTAAACTAACTGACGCTCCTCTTTTAGTAGTACCTGAGCTTTTCTTTTTATCCCACGCAGCACCATGTCTACCATACGCTGGACCATCTCCATGTTTTTCTTTATCGTATTTCATATCTCCAGCTAATTTAGATATATGCTTTTCATCAGCTGTCATATCTATATCACTTTTGTTATGTTTAGAATCATAGTCAATATCTTTCTTTAAGTATTCAATATGAGCCGCATTATCTCTTTCAGCTGCCTTGTAGTTAGATTTATTAACTCTAGTATCATTTGCATACTTACCTTTACTAACATGATAGTGACTAGCTGGAGCAGAATCTACAGCTGATTTAAAATTCGGATTATCATCTAATTTACCATCTGCTGAAGCTTTCCTTAATCCAGAATTAAATTCAGGACCGTCATACATTGGCATACCATACATTGCCATTTGACTTTGGTTAAAAGTTTGATCTAAACCACCCATTGGTTTGTTAGGTGTATTAGCTGGATTTACTTGACCCATACCATCAGCTGTTTGATCTGGCATACCAGAGCTAGCTATATTACCAAACTTGTCATTTCTTTGTTGAGTAGAAAATGCAACTTTATTATCTGGCTGTACTATATTAGGATTGTTTTCTAATACACCAGAGTTCATTGGTCGACCTTGATTATACATAGCCGGTCTAGTTTCTTCGCTATCTATGTTTGGCATATTCTTGCCTTGTTTAAATAAGTTTTTAGGTCTCATATCTTTATACATTTTTGGAGTAATTCCATATTTTTGGTTAAGCATTGATTGTTCAGTGTCAAATTCAAATTCTTCTCTTTCGTTAACGGGGCTTTCTTTAATTTTACCATCAACAATTCCAAATTTATCTTGTTGTTTTTTATCAAATTCAGCTTGCGCTCTTTTCCTATCGTTTTTAGATTTAAGATTTTTATCGATCTTTTTAATTTTTTTATCTATTTGACGATTATCTTTTTTAATTATCTTGTCGTTTGCTTTTTCATCTTTAGCATCTTGTTCAGATTGTCTAAGTCTATCTCTTTCTTTAATAGCAGCATTTAACATCTCTGTTCTTTCTTCGTCTAACCCTCTTTTTCTATCATCTCTTTTAAACTGTCTGATAGCTTTGTTAATACCTCTTTTAGTTTGTCTACCTTTTTGTCTTTCTTTTTTTAGACTATTACCTTCATTAATAAAGTCTTGAACTCTTTGAGCATTCTTAGCTTTTTCTAAAGTTTTATCATTTATTGATTTTACGTTCTCGCCTTTTTTAATTACACCTTCTTCTTTACTTCCACTCTTGTTACTTTGGTCTTCTGTAATTTGCTCACCATCTGCTTTAGAATCTACTATATTACTTAGATCAGGCATGTTAAACTCTAATGCGTTATAGTTTTTAGTAGTTCTCTTTGGATCTCTATATCCAGAAGGTCCGTAATTTATTTTACCAGGGTTTCTGTCTTGTTTATAAGCCATTTGATCTTGTTTTATCTTTATTAACAAAGGTTACAGATCTTGAAGTAACCTTATTTATATATGTATTTTTAGAATCTATCTTCTTAGTTGGCATGTCTTCTTCACCAAGCATTATACGGTACATACGTGATATCAGTTGTTTACACTTTACGGATACTTTATATATATGATATTTTTGAGTTGTGCGGTTTCTTTTTCTCCACACGGTAATCCACCCTTGTTTCAATAGTCTGTTCCAGCGTCTATTATCCCAACTATATGAATACGTACCTTTTTTAAAATCATCTTTTGTAAATAGGCTTATAGCTTCTAAGTATATCAACAACTCTAAGTCTGCATCGTTTAGATCATAGCTCTTGCAAGCCCATTTACGTATTATTCTATAATGCTTAAGTAAGTTTAATTCTTTTAAATCTTTAGAGTTTAATCTCATTAACACTTACCTTTTCTCTTTTTTCTTTTTGTACATCTTCCAACACCTAAGAATTTACCAACTTTAGTTTTTCCAAAGTTTTCTTTCTTCTTAGCTCTATTTGCTTTACGTATACTTTTCTTATCTCCTCTGAAGTTTTTTCTAGCAGCTTTGTTACATTGTCTTTTTGCTTTTCCTTTAAGACCTACACATTTAGCTTTCATTGCTGCTTTTTCTTCTTTAGCTGCGTTTTTAGCATCACGCTTAGCTGCTCTTCTAGCTTTACCTCCTCTTTCAGCATCTGCTATATTAGCACCTTGACTTAAAGCTTCTCTTTCATTTTCAGCTGCTATAGCTTCTTCTTCTGCTTTCTTAGCTGCTGCTTCTTCTTCTTGCTTAGCTTTCATTTCTTCGCCTTCTTCCTTAGATCTTGCTAACCAATTTTTTCTAGAGTCGTTTCTAAATGAACTACCTACCTTAGGTGGAATGTCATCACTAGGAGATTTCATAACATCTTTTAATTTCTCCGCCATCTCGTTCTTCTTTGCTTCAAGATCGAACAAGCTGGACATTATGCCAAATCCTGCGGGTTGTTGAAATTTTACTATCTTACGACTCTTTAATAAACTCATAATACTATAACTATATCTGTTTCTTTTATTATCTTGTAACTTTCTTTGTCTATCTCTATGTTAAAGCCAGAAGCTTTATCATAATATATCTTGTCACCTTTTTTAATTACACTAACATCCGTGCCAGGTTTTACAACCTCAGCACGTCTGTATCTTATATCTTCTCTTTGCGAATCAGCTAAAATTAAACCACCTTTTGTTTTTGTTGTAGGTTCACTGATTGGATCTATTACTATATACTTACCTATTGCTTTCATGCTCTAATATTATTGATTACGCAATCGGTAGATATTATAGTTTTTGCTACTGAAGCCGCGTTTTGTAAAGCACTTTTAGTAACTAGTAAAGGATCTATAATTCCGGCTTTAACCATATCAACCGTATTTCCTGTAACCACATCTAATCCTTCACCTTCTACTTTAGAGCATTCATAATCAATTACACCTGCATTCTCAAGTATTACTTCAAAAGGTTTTTTAATAGCACAGTACAATATTTCTTCTCCAACATTTTTAGGAGTTAACTGTTGTGATGCATTTAATAATGCAATACCTCCTCCAGGTACTATACCTTCTTTTATCGCGGCTTTTGTAGCGCAAATAGCATCTTCAACTCTATCTTTCTTTTCTTTTAATTCTACTTCAGAATTAGCTCCAACTTTAACTACAGCCATTTTAGCTTTAAGCATTGCTAATCTTTTTTCATATCTAATTTTAGAGTTTGGGTTTCTAGTTTTCTTAACTTGATTTTCTAGGTTTTTAATCTTATCACTTACTACTTCGTTGTTAGATAAATCAACTTGTATTAAAGTATCTTCTTGACTAGTTATAGATTTAGAACATGTACCTAGTAGGTCAACGCTAATTATATCCATATCATCTCCAAGATCTTCATCAATTAATGTAGCTCCAGTTATATCGCAAAGATCACTTAGTGTTTCTTTTCTATTGATACCATAAATAGGAGCATTGACAATGTTTATTTTTATATTACCTTTAACCTTGTTCATAGCTAATGCATTTCCTACCTGTGGATCAACATCTGCTATTATTAGTAAACTCTTATTAGTTTTTATAACATACTCTAAAACACCTTGTATTTTTCTTACGTTATCTACTACTGAATCTATTATTAATACATATGGATTATCTAATTCAGAAGTTCCTTTATCTTTATTAGTTATAAAGTGAGGACTAGTTAATGGTTGATTGTATTGTACTCCTTCTATAAGTTCTACTTCTGTTTCAGGTTTTTCATTAACCTCCATTATTACAACACCATCATTGTCTACCATTTTAAAAGCATCAGCTATTACCTTGCCAATAACTTTATCATTGTTAGCTGATATAGTTGCTACCTGATCTATCTTCTTGCCTTTTACCTTTTTACTTTTTTTATTCAAGTAGTTTACTACATTATCCACTGCACTTGTTATACCTGACTTTATATTTCTCAAAGTATCTAGTTCACTATGTTGATTGTGTTCTTTTAATATAGCTTGTGCTAATATAGTTGCGGTGGTAGTTCCATCGCCGGCATCCTTAACTGTTCTTTGAGCAGCTTCTTTAATAAGCGTTGCTCCAATATTTTCTAATGGATCTATCAATGTAACTGAATTAGCTACTGTTACTCCATCTTTTGTTACTTGTGGTTTACCATTTTGGTCTTCAAGTATAACACATTTTCCACTGGCACCTAATGTAGAACCGACTGCATTAGTTAGTTTATCTACGCCAGCTAGTATCTGACCTTTAGCGGTTTCACCAAAGGCCAGTTGTTTTACTAACTTTACTTCTTCCATTTTATTTAATTAAATTTGATTTGTGTTGAATATTAATCGAAGGTTTTTATTACTTTCGGTCCTTCAAGAAACTCTAGTTTTTTAGCATAGTGTTCTATCGATGCATCTATTGCTTGTTCAGCTCCAGCTATTGTTTCTCTTCTGGTAACATCTATCCATGATTCAGGATCTTCGATGTCTTTATATTCGGTTTGTAAATATCCATTAGGTAGTTGTACTATTCTCCAGTTACTCTTCTTAGTAACATGTTTCCATAACTTAATGGTATCTTCATTTGGTTGTGGTGCACTAGTCCACGTTCCAGTGCGGGTGTATAAAAACGTCATTTTTTGGTTTTATGTTTAACGTTGGTTATTTATACTATCACTTGATAGTTCGGTTATTTAGTTAAAATGTTGATGCTAGTACTCTAACCCAAGTGTTAGATGCTGTACATATGTATATGTAGTCATCGTTTCCAGCTATTATCTCTCCTCTAGTTCCAGTTGAAGTAGCAGTAGCTGGTGGAGTTATTGGTATAATAAGTTTATCGGCAACAGTAACCTGAGAACCAGCAACACCTATTGTTATGTTACCAGTAACAGCGTTAGCTGTAATTAATCCAGTTGCAGTTGGTACTCCTGAAACGTTACCTGCAAATATTTGATTAGCAGCTAAAGTCTGAGATTCTACAGTTGTCCATTCTACTTTACCACCTGACACAGCTAGCAAAGCTTGACCAGCTCCACCAGTTGATCCATTTAAATCTTTTATTGGTTGATTAAATCTAGTAGCACCATTAAATGAGAACTCATCAGTAATGGAATTTGGGAAGTAACCACTGCTACCTGAACCTCCTGTTATTCTAACTGTACCAGTTGCTGTACTACTACCTAACACTACGTTCTCTCCTGTTATTTTTGTACTAGTAGAATCTAAGTTACTCTCCAATGAGACTACATTTAATTTTCCACTTGGTGCATCTACATCAATATCAAAGTCACTTTGTAATTTAAGCTTATTAGTGGCTCCACTAGCTCTCAATCCTAAGACTCCGGCAGAAGCTAATATGTTTAACTCACCTGTAGTTTTAGTTATAAACTGTGTACCGGCTCCAGTTAATGTAGCATTACCACCTAATGAAAAAGTTCCAGAAGCTGTTATGTTACCAGTACCATTATAGTTACCGGTTAGATTTATATCTTGTGTGGCTGTGTTTCCTTTTGTTAATACTTCTTGTAAGTCTACTTCATCATCGATGTAAGCAGCAATGGCTGAAGCAGTAACAGTCTTTGTTTGATTGTCACTGCTATCAGTCATTAAAAAAGTATCATTAGCGTCAACACTTGCCTTTTGAGGGTAAGTATATATTATTGCCATTGTCTTTTATTTTTTCTTGCCTTTAATAAAGCTAGGCATCTTGTGCATTGATGGAGCAGCTTTACCTCCATGTTTAGAATAAGAACTCATCTTAGGTGCATTGTAATTACCATAAGAAATCTTAGATCCTTTACCATACATACCTGGTGCAGGTGACATAGCCTTAGTTCCACCTTGATTGTTGAACTGGTCCATTGGTCCTCTGTCTGTTAATTCTCTAGACATGTGCGGTTGGCCGTAACTAGCAGTAGAAAACGCTTTTGCAGCAGCTTTCATTTTTCTTTTAGTATTGTCCTTTTTAGTTTTTGCAGCAGATCCTAGTGCTTTAGCTTTTGCTTTAGCTTTGTTTAATCCACCACCTACTTTTTTAGCAGCAGTTTTAAGAGGCTTTTTCTCTTTAACTTTCTTAGCTACCTTCTTTAAACCTTTAGCAGCACCTCTTGCAATTTCAGACTTGCCACCAGTTGCTACAGCCGCTGCAGCTCTTGCTACTTTCTTAGCTCTACCTTTTCTGATTGACTTAACATCGTTCTTTGCTTTCGAAGCATCCTTAGCAGATTTAAAACCTTTTCTAGCATCTCTCTTTTTTGCTCTCATTTGTTTACGAGTGATCTTTCCTTCTAGCATCTCTGCCTTAGCTCGCTTCTTACCAGCTCGCTTTGCTTTTCTAGCAGCTCGCTTCTCGCCTCTAAAGGCTTTCATTTTAGCTCTGTTGCCTTTACGCTCTGCTTTCTTTGCAGACCTTTTAGCTTTGAGCTTTTTTAATAGTCCCATATTTTCTATTTATTTGTTTAGTTATAACTATATAATCCAATTTTACTTTCGTACCGCTTGGGTCTCGCGGTTAATTTAGTATATTACAGGTAAAGCGAAATATTTACAAGTGCATAGTGTGACACAAGCCTACTACTAGGTATACCTTACAGGCTAATGTCACAGTATAAATAAAATAATATTAGATACCCGGGGCTATAGCGTAGCCCACCCCAAAATTAAATTGCGTCATCAAACGAAAATGAAATATATAATTGCGGGCCCCCTTGTTTATTTACGATTTTATTATATATATATGATTTTTTACGATATAATATTGTGTGTTAATATTTTAATGTATACGATACAAAGTAACTACGACTTCATTATGATAATATATATGTAAATAAATTAATAACTAAATAAAATAAATAAAATGAAAACTTTAAATTACATCAAATCAAATTACATTACATTAATCACTCAAACAATATTAATATCTTACTTCATAACATTATTAATAATTAAATAATACAAAGTAAATACGAGCAATATATGATTATAATAATATAACAATTACTTAAATACATATACACATTGCACTACAACTCTTAACAAATAATAACTAATAAACTAATATACACCTTTAAAATTAAACTAATTATGAAAAATTTAACTAAAAAACAAACTAAAGAAATTACTTCACTTTATGAAATGCTATCAAATGGCTGGCATTATACTAACTCGCCAAACTATCACAAGTTTATGAAAGCTCATAATGATTTACAAGATTATAAATCATAATACAAACTAAATACGAACTAAACAAGATTATAATAATATAAAACAAAACAAATAATATAAACTAATAAATAAATATAACTATGAATAATTTAACTACAAAGAGATTTGTGATAAGAAAATCACTAATCGGCGAAAACAAAGTAATAACTTTTACTAACAAGAAAAATGTGACTTTCACTTATGATCACGACGAAGTGTACTCAACATTTCAAGAAAAATTTGAAACTATGAATTGCTTTCAACAATATGGCTCTTATACAAATTCAAATACTGTACCAAAGTTTTGCAGAAATTTAAGTGAAATATCTTAATAAAACTAAACTCGTAGTTGATCACCATAATTTAGCGAGTATAAACAATACGAACACTTGGTGCAGCACGAACTAATAAATAAATATAACTATGTATAATCCTAACTCGCCAAGTAATTGGTCATGGTCTAAAGCATTCGCAGAAATGGAAAAGACAGTAAACAGAGCTGAACTTGAACAGCAAATAATAAACCATCTTCATGGCTACAAAGTAGAAGGTAAATTCCTTGAACTAAGTAAGTCACAACAAGATGATCACTATGAAATACTAAATCAAATACTATAAAGTTTAACTGATGATTCTTCAATAGATGAAAGTGTAAGTCGAACTCCACTTATTAAAGTAGTGATACGAGAGCGCAACTATTAAACAATAAAATAATAACTATGAATGATACTTATGAATTCGAAATATACTATGGTGAGATAGAAGAACCATTATATTTAACTAATGACAAAGAATATATATGTGAGTCAATGTATGACTTCATGCAAGATGAACTAGGAATAATTATGAACGAAGTAATATATAAAGTAAACAAACTATGATCTTTTTAGCAGCACCAATTGCTTTCGCAGCAATAGTAACAATAACAATATTAGTAACATCAATTAAAGAAATATTTGACAATGATTAAAGTAATAATAACAGTACTACAACTACTACAACCATATGAATTACCTGAACAAGCTTATTGGAATGAAGCAATAGATAACGTTCAAGATCAAATGACTTGGATAAAAGAAGACATAAGTAATGGTAGAATAACAGAAGAAGAAGCTCAATATTACTTAGACAACTTAGATAGAACTGAAGATTTACTTATTCATTTATACAATGTTAATACGAACAAGTAAAGATTATAATAACAAATGATAAATACAAAATACATATCAACTAAATATCTCGACGCCATCATTCTCGATGACGACTATATCAAGTTAGTGATCAACCGAGTACAAAAATCTCCGTACGGTTATACTAAACGAGATCTATTATCATCACCATTCGGTGTAAAAACAAAAGCATTCACTTACGACTTTGTAAGTAATAAGGTAGACGAGGTGTATTCTACCTTTCCAAACGACGAAATACACGAATTAATAACCAAAGTAAAACAATATAAAAATGGTTAAACAAGCAATAATTAAGTTTTGTTACAAAGCTGTAGAAGATAAAATGCTAAAGATATATGCTTACTGCATGACTACAATCTTCTTATCAATCTGGATACCTGCAATGGTACTCGTAATCAAAGAAATAATACAAACATTCTTTTAAGCTATGAATAAATTAACAAAACAACTAGAAAACCTGTATTCTTGGACACAATTCTATCAGCAAACTGGTGATAAAGTACAAATAAGAAAGTGTCAAACTGAAATCGCTCAGTTGAAAAAAGCGTTTAATGACTTAAAAACTAAGAAAAAGTGAATAGTACTAATGCAATAGAAAAAGCACTAAAAGAAAGAGTAAGTGCAGAGTGCAGAGAAATAGTTGACGACTTTATATCTGACTTAGAAAAACTATCAAAGAAATATGGTGGAGCTAGTAGCTTTTATGACTTCAAGAAAGATAACAGCAAAGATGCTAGAGAATTTATGGTAACAGGAACTCATGGAGTGACAGAAGTGCTACATAGAATGTTATTAGATAACCATGGATCTGCTATGTTGAAGTATAAATCAAAAGAATTACTAAATAAACTAGAATTAATATGAGTTGCCCATGGCAAGTAGCTTACCAACTACATAAAGATAGGTACACTAAAGACGAAATAGATGACATGCTATTATGTGAAATTAACGAACTAATATACGATTATGAGTAAAAGCAAACAAATACATTGGAATGCCGACACTATCGATCACTTCATATTCATAAGTAATTATGCTGATGTTGATCAAGTGTTAACACAAGTGACAGCTTTTGTTGAAGCTGATTGCGAGCTGCAAGGCGATGATACTGAGAACGACTTAGTAGAAGACTTAATGAATAAAATATACGAAAGAAGATATGAGTAAATATGTAAGCAGAACAATGCAAGAAATACATGACCTCTTTCACCACAACTTTGGCGGTGATGTAGAAGAGATAACATGGTACTTAGAAGAACTAATACCTAAATTACAAGACGAATTAGATTATTACCAAACTTTTAATGGTGAAGAAAATGACTGAAACACAAAAAATAGAGGCGATAACAAAAGATATCTTAGCCGGATACTACGGTACTACACAGAAATGTGGTACAGAAACACAAAAGTGGCAATATGCTCACAACCAAGCAAGGAAGATCTTTGAAGGTGAATTAATAATAGATCCACTACATACTCCTGTAATATGAGCGATTTTAGAACAGTACAAGAATATATGCAGTTTCAAGAAGAAACAGCAATACCTAAACTAAGATGGTGGCAAGTACAAGCTTTAGAAGCGGATTGTCCTAACGATCAAGATCTAGGCGCCAAGGTAAGAGAATTAGTTAAAAAACACGCATCATGAAAAAACTATTAATAATATTAGCATTGACTAGTTGTTCTACACAAAAATCACTAAAAGTTGTGTTATATAAAGATGGAAATGTTAAAAAAATAGAAAAAAACCTTGATGGTTTAGAGAGATGGCTAAAATTTGACTACGTTAATGAGCAAATCTCGCCAAGATGTTACAAGAATTATACTATGTTTATAGAACATACTAGAGTCTTATTACAAACTAACAACGAACAGTAATTGATTATAATAATATGAAAACAATTAAATTTTATGCAAGCGACAGATCTAAGATAAAGATCGGCTGGGAAACAATAACACAAAAGAAAGTAAGTCAAATAGTAAAAGGCTACACTATAGATAGCATACCAGATGAGTGTAACTCATGGTTCAACTACAAAGGTTTAACTTTTGTAATCAACTAAAAACCACGACTTCAACGCACCGTGTCGTAGCGGTGAAGAAGACAAACAGTGGGGTTGAGTGACGGCTCAACTTGGACAGCGAGGTCAGGTGTATACGGATTAAATGAGGTAAATGTTCGCATAGAAAACCCATCGATGAAGTTACAGACTGTTCTAGACATGAGAGGTTCGACTCCTCTCTCTCGCTCTATGAAAAACAAATGCAAATGTGGAAATGATATCCACCCAGTAAGAATTAAGTATGGTTACAACAACTGCGTAAGTTGCTCTACAATAGAAAAGTACGGTTGTGCACCAGTTATTAACCACAAAACAGGCAATAGCATAGAAATATTGTCTCGAGCAGATGCAGAGCGCATCGCCAAACTAACCCGTCGTAAAGGTTACGGCACAATGCTAAGATAATATGGCAGATTTAAATAAACTAAGACAAAATAATCCACACTGGCAACCAGAAGATGGTGACTTAGATCCAGTACAAAAAGTGTTAGCTCAACAAATAGATGAAGAGCTTAAAGAAGGTATTAAAGAAATGGTAGATAAGCATCAAGAAGATCTTGACAAAGCATCAGCTGAAGGATCCACTAAGTATTTTCCTAAAGAAGAGTGTCCACTAGATCCTATTGAAGAAGCTAAAATACTGATAGTCAACAAGATAACTAAACACTTTCAAGATGTAATGTTTGAAATGGTTAACGAAGAAATGAGTAAATGCTATTTGTTTCAAACACAAAACTATTTCACTGAAGCAGGTTACGAGATGTTTGAAGAAGAATGGTTTGAATTCTATCACCACAACCATGGTGACATTCTATACGAGGTAATGCAAAACATTGGAGACTAAATACAAACTAAATACGAACACCATAAGATAATATAAATATGAAAACATTATATGACCAACTAAAACCAGAAATTAAAGCTAAACTCGAAGAAAACTATGCCGAAGGCTATGTTACAAGCATAGAGTTTATTTTTAAACAATTAAAAACCAAAGATAGATACAGTGAACTAACCATTGATGAAGTGAAAACTTTGAATACATTTGCAAGTGCAGACTATTTTCAGTTAAATCACATAGACTTAATGTACGGCGATCATCTATTTAATAACTAAACCAAATGACAGAAAAACAATACGAAGAAGCATTAATTGCGCTAGGCGCAAAGAATGTAACCACAAGTAGAAACAAAAAGAATGGAACTACAGCTTTTAAATTACCAACAGGTCAAGTAGTATCTGAACATAAAACAGGATATATTAGAAGAAATATATACAGAGAAGATAACCCAACAGCTGGCGGATTATGTTACCAACTAAATCCTACTTATAATGTACCTTATCAGTGCATAGCACAAGATGGTAAATTACATAGATATGAAGGTTCTAAAGCTAGAACACTTATATGGTCTAGAAAAGCAAGACTAAAGAAACTATTTTTATACACAATTAAAAAGATTAACAATGGGAGTTAGGAATTACGCAAGAGAAGGACACATGCTCGAAGAAAGAATGATCGAGCTAGTTAAAAATCATTTAGAAATATCAATATCTCAAGATGTAAGTGACTTTGACAATGTTGATTGTCATATATATAGTGAATCTACTGCAGATGGCTATGACGTTTATGTATGTACTAATGATACTAGACAACCTAGTATTTGTGAAGATGTATACTATTATGATAATGAGTTGTCTGATGCTTTTCAAGAGCAAGTAAGATGGGGTGACAAAACATTCTACATATGTGATAGCATATACGAAGACTGTTACTTTGATGACACTTTAGTTGAGATGTTTGTAGAATACGTTGAAGATATTATAGAAAATGACGAACTAGATATTACGTTAGAAGAAATTGAATACTTAAAGAAAGAATATGAAATAGAAGAAGAAACTGAAACTACTAATAGTTAATTAGTTTAGTTATCCACGATAGCGCGTGAGATGTGTATGTAGTGAATAGGTCCGATCAGCAGACAACGAAACTACAATCTTACTCACTTGGCAAGCTCGTACTTTCCCTTTAACTCTCCTGTAGATCCTATAGGTGTTGAGAGTTATAAGTGGCGGTACGGGCTTTTCGTGGTATACAAACTAACTACGAATACTAATAGATAATATTAATATGGATAAAAAACAAATGAACGAATTAGCTGATCTTATTATAAGCAAGCTAGAAGTTAAACAAACAGAGTGGGATGAAGAGTTTCACAGTTCCGTGCAAGATCTTTATGGCAAAGAATCTAGCAAAGAAGCTTTTGTTATGACTGAAGAAGAAGCTTTGATAGGTGAACTAGCAAGACTACAAACACTATGCATGATATTCGAAAATAAAGAAGAATATGAAAAAGCAGCTATAGTGTTAAGCAAATTAAATGCAATTAAAACTAAACTAAGAAAAGGAGATTATGACGGAGACGACGATTAAACCTATGCTAGCGCATAAATATAATCCTGACAAAGCTGATTATCCAGCATACATACAGCCAAAACTAGATGGCGTAAGATGTGTATTTACAAAAGACGGTGCATACAGCAGAACAGGTAAAGAATTTAAAAATGTAGATCACATCAAAAAAGATTTAGAAGTAGTATTCAATAGATACCCAAATCTTATACTAGATGGTGAACTATACAATCATGGATTAAAAGATGACTTTGAAAAGATCATTTCATTAGTCAGAAAAACTAAACCAACACAAGATCACAGAGACGAAGCAGCTCAACTAGTACAATACCATATATATGATGTAGCTAGTTTTCCACACGCTACATATAACTGGCGTATGAATTTTGTGAATACGCTAAACGACTCAGCTGTAGTTAAAACTAGTACTTGTCTATGTCTTATTAAGACTAAAGTTGTACTAGATTATGACGAAGCAGTTAGACAACACAAAAAATACCTAAAACTAGGTTACGAAGGCAGTATATACAGATCTATTGATGGTAAATACAAAAACACTAGGTCATGGGACTTAATGAAGTTCAAAGACTTTGAAGATTCAGAAGCCACAATTGTAGGCTATGAAACAGGTAAAGGTAAGAGGCAAGGCACGATTGGTAAGTTCATCATGCAGGATGACG